GAAAACCGCTCTGGATGGAAAGCAGGACACGCTGACGTTTGATACCGCACCGACGGCATCCAGTACGAACCCGGTGACTTCTGGCGGGGTGAAAACCGCTCTGGATGGAAAGCAGGACACGCTGACGTTTGATACCACACCGACGGCGAACAGTACGAACCCGGTCACTTCCGGCGGGGTGAAGACCGCTTTAGACAGGAAACAGAATGCAATCGGTTCATCTATAGAATTAATCCGAGGTACCGCGTCGTTGTCTGTTGGGCTTAATTCTTCTTTTGAGTTATACTTGCAACAGAAAAATACAGCGGTGGGAAATTCATACGATAACTATTATTTCCCGAAATTTGATAACAGCGGCGATTCCAACAGAGTTTTCAATATTCTGACTTCAAAAAATGTAATTACAACAGAACAGGGCGGAACCGGCGGAACGGATTCCGGATGGCTGTCACTGAAGAACGCTAGCGTGTTCGATGGAAGTATCGATTATCGGAGGATTGGAAAGTTTGTGTATGTTACCGGACAGAGTGTCAAATTGAAGAATGCGCTTACGACCAGTAGCGTTACTTTAGGCGTAATGCCTGACGGATATCGTCCTGGTAAGTGGTCTGCATTTTGGGCAGGCAGTCCGGGTGATGCCGGGTATGAAGCAGGAATGATTGTGGTAGCGGCAAATGGAAATATTACATTTAACAAACCGGCCAGTTTATCACAATGGAATGCCGGTGTAGCGTTTGACTTTTCCTTTATGTATATAACTAATTAGGGAGGAACAATGAATTACAACGAAAGAAATAATGTTTTTGTGTCGGATAGCTTTCAGGCGCAGTGCAAGATCGCGCTGACGGATTGGCTGAATTACTGGGCAACGAATGGGACGGCATCCATCGAGGATGAGACGCTGCGGGAACAGACGGATAATTTCCTGAAGTTCGCTGTTCACAATCTGGATAATTATGCCCGTGCGCTTTCGGTGCTGGTGATCGGTGAGGAATCTGTCAAGGCGGACAGTGAGGTGACCGACGCGGAGGTGTCCGCTGCGGTGAATCATGTGCTCTCAACTGCGCTTGGATACTTACTGTAAATTTCATAAAATCATGATATAATAATGTCAAGAACATAGACCCTGAGAAGGCGTGTTGACAAGTAATTGTTGACACGCCTTTTTTATAAGGAGAAAAGTAAAATAATGGTTGCAATTTTCCTGAAATATGATAAAATGAAATGGACGGTAAAATTATGAATCCCACCGTCCTTACCGCACTTATCAGCGGACTATGCGTTGCAATCCCAACCATAATATCAGTGATAGTTACCTCAAATACTCGCGATGCTTTGAATGAGGAAAGAATCAAGAATCTGTCAAAGCAAATAGGCGAGTTGAGTGTGAAAGTTGATACTCACAATAAATTTGGTGAGCGAATCGCTTTGATTGAACGTGACATGGAAACCGTTTTCAAGAAATTCGATAGCTTGGAAGGGAAGATAAAATGAGCAAGCAAGTATTCACAAAAGAATGGCTAAAGGCAAGTCTTATTAGGGCGTTAAGGACGGTTTGCCAGACAGCAATTGCTACAATCGGAACCAGTGCAATGATGCAAGAGGTAAATTGGATTGCGGTTGCGTCATCCTCTGCGTTAGCAGGTGTTCTTTCAATTCTTACAAGTCTTGCGGGGCTTCCGGAGGTGCCGGATGAAGAACCTGTGCAAAAATCCTGACGGAACCTTTACAATGACGCTCTATCTCAAAGAAGATGAGCGAAAACGACTAAAAAAACTCGGTAAGAAATTAGAATTGAATGACTTTGAAACCGTGAAATATTGCTTACAGCTTGTATCATGGTGGTCAAAGAATGAAATCGAACCGGAAGTAGCATAATGACCTACAGGCAACCATTTAGCGGTGATTTCCCTATAACTCAGAAATTTGGTGAAATAATTCCCGGTGTGACGTACAAAAATGAACCTCACACTGGTATAGATTATGCGTGTCCACTTGGTACGACAATTTTAGCAAGTGAAAATGGCTCTGTTTTCTTTGCTGGGTGGAATCCGAATGGCTATGGAAACATGGTGATGATTCGACACAGCGATTTGAATGTGTCTCTATATGCGCATCTATCAATTGTATCAGTCAGGGTTGGCCAGACTGTACGAAAAGGTGAAAAAATCGGAGAATCAGGCACAAGTGGCAATAGTACAGGACCGCATTTACATTTTGAGTTGAGGGATAATTTTGGTAAAGCCTTTGACCCAATGACGGTACTGACAAATACCGATGATAGTGTGGTTGTTGCAAAAAATGCAACAACCACTTTGAAAGGTGCAGATGCTTTTGAGGAAGGTGATACCGTGACAGTAGTGGCTCCGCTTGGATGCAAAGCCTTCTTTCGCGGTTTTGATGACAGAACGACTTTTCAGCCCGGCCACAAATTTTATTACACAGGAAATACCACTGAACGCAACGGTTACACTTACATGGAAGTCATTCCATTGAGTGTTCCGATGTGGATAGCTGTACACGACAACGACACGCAAATTCTCGATAAATGAGCAGATGGATAAAAACAAACCCGAACCCTAACGGAAAGAACGTTGGGGATTGTACTATCAGGGCAATATCATTGGCTTTAATGGAGCCGTGGGCAAAGATATATCTTGACCTATGTTTACAAGGATACATGATGGGTGATATGCCTTCATCCAATGACGTTTGGGGTACATACCTGACTGACAGAGGATGGCAGTATCACAGATTGCAAGACACTTGCCCGTTCTGCTACACAATCAAAGATTTTGCTGAAGAGCATAACACCGGGACTTTCATCGTCGGAACTGGTAGCCATGTCGTATGCGTTCAGGAGGGGGACTGGTTGGACGCTTGGAATTCTGGGGAGAAAGTCCCGATGTTTTTCTTTTCAAAGGAGTGAAATATGTTCGGTTCGCCTGATTATGTCTACACTAATCCTTGGACGGGAGCTGGCTATCCTTATGGGATAAATACAAATACGAGTACACCTCAACAGATGCAGTTCGGCGCACAACAGCAACCACAGCAACAATCACAACGGCAGATGAATAACATCAGTGTCGCATTTATCAGAGGTGGCGACAAAGCCGCTGACGATTATCTGATGGCACCGAATCAGACCATCGTTTTGATTGACAATGAATCTGGTTTAGTCTACATCAAAGAGACGAATGGCTCTGGAATGCCGGTATCCAATCGAAAATTCAAAGAAGAAAAACAGGCTTCGTTACAGCAAATTCAAGCTGATTTTGTAACACGCGAAGAATTTGAAAAAAGAATAGCGGAGCTTAAGAATGTTTCAAAATCAATTCCAACAGCCTAACAACAATCCTTTACAAATGCTTCAGAAATTCAATGAATTTCGGCAAAACTTTACAGGAGACCCGAAGCAAATGGTTCAAGAACTTTTGCAGTCCGGGCGCATGAATCAGCAACAGTACAACACATTATTCCAGTTAGCTAATCAATTCCAGAAGCTCGTGAAATAAACATGAGTTTCTGAAAAATCCATATTTTCAGGAGTTGAGTTATTATGTCTTTGACTACCGACTCAATGTCGGCTGCTGATCTGGCAGCCATTACTGGAAATTCCAGAGGAAACAACGGTTTCGGTTACGATGGCGGTTCTTTGTTTTACCTCATTATTCTGTTCCTGTTCTTCGGTATGTTCAATGGTAATTGGGGTAATGGTGGCAATGGTGGTGGAAACTATGGCGGTGGCAATGGCTTCGGTCTTTATCCGTGGATGAACCAGTCCAATCAGATGAATGACGGATTCCGTGACCAGATGCTGAATAGCTCTATTCAGGGGATTCAGAACAGCATTACTTCCGGTTTTGGCGATGTCCAGACCGCTCTGTGCGGTGGTTTCGCCGGGGTGAATGCCAGCATCACCAATGCGCAGATGAATGATATGCAGAATGCGTTTGCGATGCAGACCGCTATGAATCAGGGTTTTAATGGGCTTCAGGCACAGCTTGCTCAGTGTTGCTGTGATAACCGCCTTGCATCCTGCCAGACACAGAATATCATCCAGAATGAAGGAAATGCTACACGCTTCGCTGATGCAAACAATACTCGTGACCTGCTTGAAAACGCTAACCGAAACACTCAGTCCATTCTTGACAAGCTGTGTCAGCTCGAACTCGATGGGGTGAAAGGTCAGTTAGCACAGGCTCAGCGTGAAAACACTGGCTTACAGAATCAGCTCAACATGGCAAACCTTGCAGCTTCTCAGGCGGCTCAGACTGCTACATTCCAGCAGGGAATGAATGCTGAAGTAGATGCTCTGTATAATCGTCTGAAGAATTGCCCGGTTCCCACTCAACCTGTTTACGGAAATCAGCCGATTTTTACCTGTGGCGGTAATCAGGGTTGCGGTTGCGGTTGCGGAGCTTTTGCATAAGGAGCGGTACAAATGGCAGAGTATCTAACAAGGGATTCAATTGAATCGGTAGCACTGAATACTCCGATTTCCTTTATTGATTCTATCCGCTGTACTCGTGGCTATGTTATTCACAGTACAGGTTCAGGGATTTTTACTCTCCGTGGTATCGTAAACAATCCGAGTGCTTGTTTCGCGAGATACGAAGTGGAATTTACTGGTAACATTGCAATTCCGACAGGTGGCGCCGTAACACCAATTGCAACAGCAATCACGGTGCAAGGCGAAGAACGTCAGGGAAGCCGAGCTATCTTCACACCTGCGGCAGTTGAAGAGTACGGAAACGTCACAAGTCGTGCTGTGATTGATGTTCCGAAAGGATGTTGTTTTACCGTATCTGTTGAGTATGTCAATGGTACGGTGAACACTCCTACTGTAGTTCCGACACCGCTCATCAACGTTGTTGATGGCAGTCTCAGTATCAACCGAATCGCATGAGGTGAAAAATGAACGCAATTTTTGATTACATTTGTGATGAAATTGAAGAAATTGAGCAAAAAATCCAGAAAGATGGCAAGCTGTCAATGACGGAAATCGAATATCTTGACAAGCTCGAACACATCAAAAAGGATATGCTCACTTCGGAAGCTATGATGGATAGCGGATACTCCAATGATGGGAATTATGACGGTTATAACGGCAACGGTGGCGGAATGACTGGCGGTAATTATATGCGCGGTAATTCTGGTCGTCGTGGTCGTATGTATGGTGGCCGTCGTTACAGCCGAGATGAAGCAAAGGATGAAGTCATGCGTCATCTTGAAAAAGCTATGAATGGTGCTACTGGCGAACAGCGGAAGGTCATTCAGGATGCTGTTGAAGAGCTGAAGAACATGTAAAATGTTTGACGAACAAGAGCTGTTAGAAGCTATTGACCAGTGTCAAAATGATTTGCCGAAGACATTTTCGACGGCTGAGAAATTGGCGGTATTCTACACCATACTTGACCACCTCAAAAGCGACGACTATCAGATGTCACACGACACAGAGCCGAAGAAAACAGAGGAAATGGTTGTTGGTGATTACGGAAAATCAGAATTTTTCTTAGCTGTCAATGGAAAGGAATCTGAAAAGGTCTGGTCAATTTTCGGTGAGCTTATGGATGCGCTGAAGGTGCTCAATCCGAAGCTCTATAGCAGAACGATTGAGCGGCTAACAGCGGTCGAATAACCATTTTCGTGAGGTCACGAAAATGGTCTTGTAGAAAAATCTACTTCACTACTAAAAAGACGGTTCAGAAACGAGCCGTCTTTTTATTTATTCTTATTCTGTGCACATTTCACTAAAGCATCAAGAAAATTATGAACTGTAAGTGTTTTCTTTTTCCATTCAATCAGTTTTTCGTCAGGGAGATTTATAAGATAATTTACCATATCGGAGGTCGCTTTGTTGCTACCGTCAAAATATCCTTTACGGTAAAATTCCCGTGAGATTTGGTTCTCCCGTTCAATATCAATGTCGTTATTATCGTTCCACATATTTTTATTATACTCACATTTTTATCAATTCATTTCAAAAATTGATAGTAACCAATTTTCAAAATTCACTTGACAAATGTATACATTTGCTTATAATTATAATCAAGAAAGCAAACAGAAAGGAATTTGATGAGATGAAAAAGACAGCAGAAGAAATCAAAAACATCATTGAAAATTCTGATTGTGAATATTTCGGAATTAGAGTTGATAAATTCGGTTTTGAAGTCGGTCAGGAATTGGAAAATTCCCATCAATGGTTTCAGGATTATCAAGACGGATGGGAATACGATTGGGATGGTGACGAATATGATGATCCGAATCATCCTTACAATAAAGAGATTGGTTGCTGGGATGACGGAGAATTAAATGGAACATGCGCAATTTATATTGATGCAGATATGCCTGTTTCCAAAATTCAGAAAAGGCTTGATGATATGAAATATTATCGTTGGAAAGGTTCATCGATTTATTTGATTGGTGGCGATGATATGGAATCAGGAAATGATATAAACGAAACCATCATTTCGGATGCAAAGGTTTTAGCGGTGATTGAATGAATTGTCGAGGAACAGATTGATCGCAAAGCTCTGAAAGAAGAAAAAGAAAAACTTCTTGCGAGACTTGCAGAAATCAATGCTTTACTTGGTGAATAAAAAAAAGGAGGATGAGATGACAAATACAATTATTGTTACAAGACATTCTGGTCTCGTTGACTGGCTCAGTCAGCGAGGAATTATCGGAAAGGTAATATCATCCGCGATGCCGGATGATATTCGCGATAAACATGTAATTGGAGCACTTCCGCTCCATTTGGCTGCATTGGCTCTTGATGTTACGACGGTTGATTATAATTGTCCATTTGAGCTGCGCGGAAAAGATTTGACAGCGCAACAGCTGGATGATCTGGGAGCTGTGTTGAATACATATACGGTGAAAAAAAAGGAGGAAAAATGACGGATTTCAAAAGCTCTTTTTGGAACAAAATTGTGGATGCTACACACCACAATTTTGTGACGGTTACATCACGACTTGGACAGAAGACGGATTTGACCGACTTCACACAAGACAATTTTCCAGCGAACTTTAAAGATGCTGTTATCAATGGAGTTGATTTCAGTCAATTTGACATTCGCAACAGTAGTTTTGTAAATGCAAAAATTACCGACTGTAGTTTCGCGGGATGCGACCTGATGGGAGTCAGCTTCTTTGGCGCTGATCTTATCAATTGCAATTTTGTCGGAGCAAAAATATGTGCCAATGGGCCGGTAAGTTGGCACACAATGTTTCCGGATGATGTTTCGTCCTGTGTATTTGACGACGCAGGACTGAAAAAACTTGAGGAGCTTGGAAAAATCAGTGCAGACGGTAAAAAACGCGCTGCTGATTGGATCAAACAGCATCCGGTTAGAGAGCATTGGGCTCCCGGCGGAAAATTGGACAGTCCGTGGAATTGAAAGGAGAATAAGATGAAAAACAAACTTTGGTACGCAGTGCAGAAGAGCAGTGATGATGACCTCACTACTGGTAGCTATGACTATGAAGAAGCAAAAGCCATGCTGAAGAGGCAGGGCTATGGTCTGATTGCTTTCATTCGGGAACCAAATGAAGTATGTACTGACTGGTACTGTGAGAATGAACAGACATTTGATGAACTGTTCGATCTCGATGACTTCACCGATGAAGAACTCGCTCGGTTCGTGAAAGAATCTGACACTTGGGATACTCCTATCTGTGAAAATGCCATGCGGATTCTTTGCAAAAGAGCCGGTATCAAACTTACTCAGATGTGCAGAGACGGTGCAGACTGCTCTGATATTTTTCAGTCACTGCATTACGCAGTATCTGAGGAGTTCATGGCTGACACCCCTAACTACTCAGAACACGAGTCGGATTATACAGACTGGCTCTATTATGGTGCGGAACAGGCTGAAGCAGTCCATTTGGCCTACGCTATCCAGAATATATTGGATGTTGACCTTGGTATCTAAACAGAAAACACCTCTTTAGAGGTGCCGTCTGTCGAAAACATCTATTCATAGATGCCGTCGAAATTGATTGTATTTCAATCCACAAGACCTGTCTCGGATTCTGGGTCACCCCCGCGAAGGCGGGGAAAAAAGTCTCAAATACCATTCCAGATACGAGGACTACAATGAGTCAGGTCTTGACAAACAGAATTATAGCAGAAATGGTGACGCAGAATGTCACGAAAAGAAAGGATAGATGACATGGACCATAACGACACGTTATACACATTAGAATTAGATGGAACAATACAAAAATGGTACGTGGTTGCACGGTACGGCCAGCAATTCTCCGTGTCAGGCGTGCGCAACGCAAAGCTAAGAAATTACAAGAGGTTTTATCACATGGATGATGTCGGTAAATCAATCTTTTTCTCCAGAAAAGAAGCAAAAGAAAGTGTACAAAAGAAAGGATAGATGACATGAAATTTACAATGTGGATAAGACAGAGCTTATCAAAGCACTGTCTTACGACCGAGACCAGTACAACAAAGGTTATGAAGATGCCAAAAAGGATGTGCTGGCAGCTATAGATAATTTCATTTCTATGGATGAGTATTATCATCCTGAATCAGAACATAAATATATTCCAATCACTGAAATGAAATACAGGATAAACGAGTTGCCTTATGAAAACTCGGATGAATGGTGGGAATAATTCAACGGGAAGGATGAATAACATGGAAAAATATCCTATCATTGAGAGCGAAGATGGAAAGTTCTTCTCAAAAGTTATTACAGACGGTGGAGACGGTAGCCTTTTCTACCCAAACCACGGTGTGATTGTCGCTAAATGGCAAGACACGGACATCCCAGTCGCCTTTATCAACATGGCGTTGTACGCCTTGAACGGATGGAACGGTGAGAAATATCTCCATTGCTGGAAGTGTATTGACCGCTTCACCGCTGACCCTGTCGGCAAGGAATACGAGGTTACCCCGGTGTATGACTTGGAAGCATGGAACGAAGAGGACGGTGAGTTTCAGGACGCTGACGGTAACGCCATTGATGGCATCATCGGTTATGAGGTAGCATAATGGACGAAAGATTCTTGAAACATTTTTCTGCAAAACCAATACAAACAATTCCTTTTACTGCAAAAGACCCAAAAGAAGGTATGACTGAACAAGAAAAATTAGATTACGATATTTTTATGTACGAAGCCGCAGGTAATATACAAATGGCTAATGAATTAAGGCTTAAAAAGATATATGGATCATATTGAGGCGTCAGCATGAACAGTATGAGTTTGTCAAAAGATGACATAGAAACTATCTTGATTAACATTAATGCCTCAAAAGAGGATTTATGTAATCGAGGTTTGTGGAATATAGCTGAGGAATATCAGCAACTAATATACAAAATACTTGTCAATTTCGCTGATACTCTCGGAGAAAAAGTGAATGAATATGTAACTGAATTGTCACCTGTATCAAAAGAAAGTATATATGATAATTCTGATGAAACAATGAAAGAAGAAATTAGAAAGGCGGCTTATAGATCACAGGTTTGGTCTTACTGATATTCTTGCTGTAAAAAAATATGCAGAATTTTTCAAAAAAACGCATGACCCTTATGCCATTTATGTGACAGAGCATAAAACATATCTTTTTGATGTAGAGGTGAAAAGCTCATGACTTACAAAAACAATTATCAGCGCAAGCAAGCTGTCTGGCGTGAGAAATGGCTCAAAAAAGAAGAGAAAAGGTTAAAACAAAAGGACTGGATACTGCTCAAAAAAGATGTTGCAAATTTTGCAACAACTGTACAAGAAGCGTATCAATTGATACATAATGAAATAGTAGACATGGTGAAATCAGCAGGAGAACTTGCTTATCAGATTTACACAGACTTAGTAAAGGAAAGTGAATGAAAAAACGCATCGGGACGAAATTGTATAACACGGACACAAGTGAAAAGGTTGCTGATGTTGGTGTCGGCATCCTTTACAGGAAACGCACACGGAAACGAGAATGGTTTTTGCTCATTGGTGATTATTTTGAACCTGTTGATGATAAACAAGCAAAAGCACTGCTCGGTGATGATGTGCGGATTGAAAAGAAGCCTGACACCGACAGCATCATGATTCGCGTGGATAGAGTCACACATGAAAAGATAGCGGCAAGAGCTGAAAAAGAAGGTCTGCCAATATCGAGGTTTATGCGAAAAATAGCTGACGAATTATGAATTGGTGATATAATTGAAATATCTGCGAAAGCAGAGAAAACGGGTGTGGTCATATCGGGAAAAACTGGCACCCGTTTTTTTATTACAAAATACATAAGGTTTCCAAAAGTTGTGAGTAGCAATATAATACCGACTGGGGGCGCTGTAACTTTTCGCTTGCGGTACTCGCAACCGAAGCCATTCCTGGAAGTGTATGTCGGATGAGAACTTTGTTCTCAGGGTAGATCACGACGGAATGAATAAACAGGGAAAGAGCATTACGAAGTTCATCTGTGGTGCTCTTTTCATTTTTCAGGATTTCAATAATCGATTTTCGGATAGTATCAAATTCTTTCAGGATGTTTTCATGTGCTTTTTCGTTATCCACTGCGTTGAGCTGAGATGATAATTCAGCACGTTCTTTTTCGAGTTCAGACAATCTTTTTACCAATGTTGCAGGTGGTTCATCAGAATCTTCAATAGCACTTGAAATTCGCTCTATTTTGCGGTCAATTTTAGCGATTTCAGTGGTTAGGGTATTGTTGTTAGGGTTTGATGAAAAAGGCGATTGTAGGCCCGCTATGATATCTTCTACGTCCTTCTGATATTGCTCATCTGATAAAAGCTCAATACCCTTTTCAATGACCAGTTTATCAAGTATTACGCGCCGGAAACCAACGTGCTTATCATTGCAATAATAAGTTTCGTACAGTTTACCTTTTGCCGTTCTGCGGTTCAAGAATGCTTTTTTACCGCAAACACCGCAGTAAAGTAAGTCGGATAACAGCGGACGGTTCTTTGAGAAATGTCCTTGCGGTCTCTCATGCTCTCGTGGAGCGTATTTATTGTAAATTTGGAGCTTATCAAAAGTCTCCTTATCTATAATTGATGTGCAGTAATCATCCAATGTCGTACCTCCGTATGTCATCTGACCAAAAAGCAAAGGTCGTGCCATAAGCCGTTTCATATAAATTCGTTGTTTATTCGAAAAAATTCCACCGATAATGGTTTTCATTTCATCCAGTGTTGCGCCTTTCATCCGCATTACAATAGCCTTTGCTATTCTTGGCGCAAGAACAGGGTCAGGCTCTGCTTTGTAGCCGATGCGCGGCTCACCATTAGAGTAAGTGCCCATGTCAACTGGTACGGCGATCCATCCTTCAGGAATGCAGGAACGTGGAATGACTTTGTATTTTTGGAAGTTGTTTTGCAAAGCTCTACGAACATCCGCCGAAATCATATCAGATTGATTCTGAGCTGATGCCATATACATCGCTTCCATGACCTTGGCGAACGGACTGTTGTCAGTGATAGGTTGTTGCAAGCTGTATATCTTGTACCCAGTCATCCTGAGACGCGCAGCATCTAATGTAGCTTGGTCATAGTTTCGTCCGTACCGCTCATAATCCCACAGCACCACACCTGCAATGTCAGTACGTTTTTTATGAAGTAAATCTGATAACATTTCGAGATAATGGTCACGACCATGAACAGAGCGTCCCGAAGCGAAAGGATCGGCGTAGATGGTTACAAGTTGTAACCGGTTCTCGTCACAGAACTTTCGTATTGCATCGGCCTGTTCTTCTGTGGATGTGTTTTTCAATCCTTGCTCGTCACCTTCCGAATATCGGCAGTATGCAACAACCTTGTCTCCTTGTTGAAATGGTGAAGCCATGTTATAATCCTTTTAGCATTTAAGGATGATTATACCGATCTATCTCATCTGTTATGGAAACCACCTGTGTTGCCGCACATAAAGGGTGGTTTTCTTTTTCTGTGGTATAATTTCCTTTGGATAAGAGTATTGCCGTGAAGCTCACCGGAAGAGCGACAGAGGTATTGGCGAAATTGATTGTAGCCAAAGGCTCAGTAGGATGGCGGTTCAATTCCGTCCCGGCAATCTGGATGACGAAAATCGGCTTCATGCCGTGTGCACGCGATAGCGGTGACTATATCATCAACGGTTTAGCGAGATTTTCCGTAAAAATGTCGCTTTAGGGTGGTTGGTCGAGTGGCTGATGACGGATGCTTTGAAACCATCTATGGTGAATAGCCATCGCAGGTTCGAATCCTGCACTGCCCGCTATGACAATGAGTCTGCGTAAAACCGCAATCAAGCGTAAGTTTGACATCGCTGTCAAAAATGGCGTTTTGCCCGAGTAGTCTAAGGGGTCTGTCTGTAAAACAGATGCGTTATGCTCCGGTGGTGCAAATCCACCAAACGCCATTACAGAGTTTTTGTTTCATAGGCACTAACCTCCTTTTCGAAAAGACTGTCAACTCGGCCTTTGACAGTCTTTTTTTATCATATTTTGTACAGTAAATTTCAGACTGTGCTATAATAGATACAGCGACAATTTTGTCATCTCATCGTCGCTATCCTTTCAAGCCCTGCTCATCACAGGGCTTTTTTTATAATTCTTTACCGATGGGGATAAGAACTCGACCGAGTACATGAAAACGTCCTGTTTGGATTTCATCTTTGGTTACGTGAATTGTATCAAAAGATGGGTTATCTGATCTCAGGTCTACGCCATCATGTGTAGCATAAATGCGTTTTATCATATCGGTATCAGCATAATTGACAGAAACAACATTCCCGTCTTCCCATTCGTCACCCGGACGGCAGATGAGCAAATCACCCGGAATGATATTCGGTGACATTGACTCACCGACGGCGATAATGGCTTGAAGGTTGTCTCCCCAACGCTTTTTATAGGATTCTGGAATCGGAATATGTTTGATAAAAGTGAAAGGTTCTGCTGTCGTGTTTGGCCCGCATCTAAGAGATGCAACCAACGGAATCATGACTTCTGCTTCTGGTGTTAGTTCTGGTTTCGTTTCGATTTGGCGACCGAAAGAATCTTCAGATCTGCCGAGCAAATCATCGGTAGTCACACCGTACAGATCAGCCAATTTTGTCAGATATTCGACAGGTATTTTACGATGTGCGCTCTCGTAATGACCGTAACCATTTAAAGATAAACCGAGATATGCAGATATTTGCTGCTGCGTTTTACCAGCTTTTTTTCGATACAATTTCAAATTGTTAGTCATCTCTCATCTCCTTTCTTATTTATATTATACTCCTAACTGTATAAAAAATTCGATAAAATTCATAGTAATCAAAATTGTATAAATCCTTGCAAATTATACGTATTGTATTATAATAGTTAACAAGATAAAGAAAAGGAGATGACAAGATGGAAAACACAATAGCAATTGAAAGACCTTACGAAGCAGAAGACAATGACTGGAACACTGCTGAACGCGAACTGATTGAGTATTACTGCAAGCGCCATAATGAAAAAATCGTAAAGTACGAAATTTGGATGTACTCAGTAAAAGCAACGACTGAATCTGGAAGGATTTTTCACGCACAAAGAACTTGGGGCGGTGCTTGCATCAGAAAGATTTCGACCTACCTTTATATGAATGAAGAAATTAACGGCAAACAGAGAAGAATCAAGAAATCGGAATACTAAAACCAAAACCCGCCACGGAGGTTACGACGGCAGAAAGGATAACGAGATGACAGAATATAAAGTGATGGCAAAATCAAAACATCAGAAGCGTTTTCAATGCTTTGGACATCATACCGACCCAAAACATGCAGATAGAAATGCTTTATCTTTAGTTAATTCGCTTTGGACTTGTAAAGTCAAAATTATCATCACTGAAGATAATGGTATCTCGAACACAGTGTTATATAAATAAACCCGCTGACGAGTCGTTAAAAATTACGACGAAACACCGACCTGATTGGAAAAGGAGTGAAAATGAAAACCGTAACAATTACTGAAGAACAGATGGAAAAAGTATTTCAACGTTTATCTATTGTGAAAGATATCAGAGATTCTTTTGAAAAAGATGAAAACCAATTGATGTATCTGAAGACTCTTAGCGAATTTTGCGGAATCTATGGAGTCATCTGTGATTTCGGAATTGAGGACGAATGGTATAAATGGCAAATAAAGCAAATCGTAAAGGAGATCGAAAATGCCTGAAAAATACTACGACATTTATTTTGATCCGGCGGAGCTTAAAGTTGACGGCAACGGTGAGCTGACAAATTGGGATGCGCTGTATATTCTCGAATATAACGAAGATGGTAAAGTAACGAACCGTGTTGACTATAATGGAACACCGATTGCTTTCGATGATATGTCACTCGATAACATTCTTGAAATGTATCATGTCGGACACGGTGATGATAGCCTTGAAGAAGCACTGACCCGCTTTTCTGAATGGTTATCAGATAATACTGAATGGGAAGAATTTTCACCGCAGACGTACTGGGAACCAGCTGAATACCGATGTGTTGGAATCAGCGGTTATACATTTGACCCGCTTGAATTCTGGCATCCGATTCACCGTAATTTTTTTTATCTGAACAATAATAAAAATCGTATTAAATCTTTGTGATTTATACAAAACGAATTATAATAAATGTATAATTTTATACTTAAAGGAGGAATAATAAGCAAGTGAGTTTACGGTCAGAACGAAAAAAAGTAGGTTTGAGCCAAGGCGATGCAGCTCAGCTTTGCGGAATCCGTCAGCAACGATTGAGTCACTATGAATGCGGAATCCGAGAACCGAAACTGGATGTATTGAAAAGGCTTTCAAAAGTCTACGGATGCACGATTGATGCGCTACTGGAGAACAGGGATGTCGAAGATAGATTCAGAAAAAAAAATGTTAGAAGAAAAATTGCAAAGGCAGATTGAAGCAGGTGAAATCACAGCTGAAGAAGCGGAAATGGAATGGCAAGATTTCATGCACAAAGATGAAGTCTGGTCAGAGTGGTAATCAGAAAGGATAGCGAAGATGAAATACGAATTTGATTTATCAAAGGCATTGGAACAGAAGGAAGTTGCTGTTTCAAAAGTGAAATTGACGGTCCTCGACCGTCGGAGTCTTGAACAGACAAGGCTTGAAAAGTACGTTTTCGGCGAATTTTACAACGATAGTAATGACCGACTGTTGCTGAATCAAATGGGGTTTGATTTGGTCAATAGTGAACTGATCGATACGCAGTACGGTCAATTTTCACTCAAAGGCATCTTTGATGCTTTCGTGGTTGCAGGAGCGAATCATGATTGACTTGAACTTGAAGCCGAAACAAGAAACAGATGAACCTATCGGAAAAATCATCCTGTATTTTTTGCCGATTGTGTTAGTTTTCTTCGCACTGCTTATTAGGGGTTTGTGATGGAAGCACCGATGACGATTTTCGAAGCAGTTGAACCTGATGAAATGGTTTACAAGCGGGGAACGGTCAATCAGAAGTTGACAGGATTTCTTGCAGGATTGTATCGTGCGCAGATTGCGCTGTACGGAAAAGCAGAAGCCACAGAACGGTTTTGGTGGATGCTGAATAAAAAGGAATCCTGAAAGACGAGAACATCTAACAGGAAACCTACAATGACAAAAAGGATTATATCATGGATTTTAAACAATTACCAATTTTCAATTTGAAACCGATGGGACTATCTGAAAAATCGTCTCATCTGACACGTGGTTCTGAATTTGTAACATTACGTTACGGCAGAATCGGTATTACAAATCAGTTATATCATCGGTTAGGCGATCCGGAGTTTGTAGAATTTGCGCTTGATGCCGATAAAAAAGTATTCGGCATTAGAGTTACTGATGAAAGCAATAAATACGGAAGGCAAGTTAGTTATCACGATAACGCAGGAACTGATATAAAAATGTCTGGTGATATTGTAAAAGACTTTTGCAATATCGTGAATATGGATTTGAAAACTAACAATTACAGAGTTTTTCCTTCGATTACGTATAAAGGATATATTGTCTTTGACCTTGACACTATCGTTCCTGTTGAAATCAGAAGAAGAAAGGATATGTAATCATGGAAAACACAGAATTAGCAACGATCTCACAACAAAATCTGTACATTAGTCCAGTCGTTGGACTTGAGGAAGCAAAAAGAAAATTTGAACAGGTTCGAGAATTTACTGCAAAATGCCTGAAACCGGGTACTGATTACGGTTCATACGCTGGAGTTTCAAAACCGTCACTTCTGAAACCGGGTGCTGAAAAAATCAGCACACTTTTCGGATTGAAACCACAATTCCATTGTACTGACAAAATTATGAATTGGAACGGCGAAGGAAATCCAGATAACGAACCATTCTTCTACTTTGAGTACAAATGTGAGCTGTACAAAGGCGGCGAATATGTTTCGGCTTGCATCGGGTCTTGTAACTCTTGGGAAAAGAAATACCGCTATCGCAGAGGTGAGCTTATTTGCCCGAATTGCGGAAAACCGCTTCGCAGAAGCAAAAACGGTGACGGTTTTTACTGCTGGGCAAAACAAGGCGGATGCGGTGCTACATTCCCATCAAATGATACACGTATCACTAATCAGAAGGTCGGTGATGTGAAGAATTTCGACACTGCCGAGCAGGTCAATACATTTCAAAAAATGGCACAAAAACGCGCCTTTATCGGTGCTGTGTTGATTGCTTGCAACCTCTCAGAATACTATACTCAGGATATTGAAGATTTAGCCAGCTTTGCAATATCGAATGATACTCCGCCGATGATGGAAGGTGATTTCACACAGGTTTACGAAGAACCTAAACAGGTACGGCAACAGCAACAGCAGAAACCTGAGTTCAACGAAATTGAGTTTCTGAAGCAGTGGTCCCGACCGCAAGGTATCAGCGGGATGAGTCGAATCAATGCTGAATCCATGGTCGATGATAAAGGTCAGCCGTATGGCGAAAAAGACACCTACACACTCTGGAATATGCAGCGTGTCATCATGAAAAAGATGAGCGAACCTGAAACGACGCAGGAACAAAAAGACCTGTACAGCATGAAGCTCTCAGCGATCTGTGAAATTTTGCAATGCCGTAAAGTAGAAAAGACTTTACCGCAAGCGTAAAAGGTAGGAAAAGACAATGCGCGGTCTCGTGTCTTTCAAGCAGCAAACGTCTCTCTCAAAATTGTTTGACTCTCCTGATTTTCTAACCATTATCAAAGGTGGAACCGCGCCCACCTTTTTGGGAGAACAGTTCAGAGGTAAATAAGGACTGAATTATGGAAGGCAACTTGGAATGGCTCAAATTCAGGGATGACTGGTTCGATGTCCTCTTAGCACTTTCAAAACCTGAAATGGACAGGTTACTTACTGCCATAAGAGAATTCACAAACGACAGGGAAGTACCAGAAATGTCAGGTCGCGAATCTTTTCCGTGGATATTGATAAAAGCCGAACTTGAAAAAGACAAAACTTCAAGACGGAAAGCCGCTGATGCTCACAGAGAAGCTGGAACAAAAGGCGGAAGACCGAAAGCTGATAAAACCAATTTGGATATAGAAGAAACCAAAAAAACCAAAATGGTTTTTGAAAAACCAAACGAAAATGATGAAAACCAAAATAACCAAATTGGCTTAATTAAAGAGTTAAGAGTTAAAGAGATTAAGAGTACAGAGGTTAAAGATATTAATTGCGCTGACGCGCAAAAATCAACAAAAACCGAAAAATTGACACCTGATGACCATGATTTTTGGAAGTTTGCAAAAGAAAATGCGGAGCTGGCAGAAACATTTTACAAAGCTACTGGAATATATCCAGTGAAAAGTCAGTTTGGTCGATGGGTGAATGATTGTAAGGATTTAGCAGAAGCTGAAATAAATGTTGACCGTTTACAAAAAACGATTGCTTATATGCAGTCTGAAAACATTCCGCTTTCGGCACCTGGTTCTTGTCTAAAGACAGCGCAATGGCTGAAATCTCGCGGCGGTGTTCCTGTGAAATCAACAAGACAGCAACAGAAACCGAAGTATAACGCTTTTGAGTTATTGGCAATGCGTGAGAATGGAATACCAGTGCCGGAATATGATATTGAGGTGAGCGCATGACGAAATCTGAATTTTCTGTAATTTTGACAAAAATATCACGTTTTTACCCTAAATTTTACGAAGGGCAAGACGCTGAAAAAGTCAGAGATGACTGGTATGAAATGGGTGGTTTTGAGAATATCTCTTTTGAGATGGCAGACAGAGCAGTGAAAGCATTTTGTAACACGTCGAAATTTCCACCGTCACTTGCTGACATAAAAGCTCAGATCGTGGAAAGTTATATTCAGGATAAACCGACAGCCATGCAAGCATTTCAGAGTATTTCCAAGGCTGTAAAAAAATCAAACAGCAAAGAGGATGCAATCAAGCAGTATAACCAATTACCTCCGATTATAAGGAAGCTCGTAGGTGAACCAACTCAATTACAGGATTGGTATAAGGTCAGCGGTGAATCTTTTCAGACAGTCATCATGTCAGCGATCCGCGAAAGCTACAAAGAATTGGCAACACGTGAAGCAAAGTTCTACGCATTTCCTGATGACTTGCAGAAGTCTGAACAGTGGCGCGTCAGCACACCAGAAACAGTGGCATTGCCTGAACCTGTGAAAGAAAAGACGATTGACGAAATGCAATCTGAAATGGACAGAAAAGCTGTTGAATATCGGGACACGCATGGAATCACTGCAAAACCTGAGTACGAGAATCGAGTTTCAGCTTTTCTTGAACCGATGACTGAAAATGAAATCAAAATGCACGAAGCAAAGGAACGCGCTGATTTGAAAGCAAAGCTCGAAAGGATGCGAGTGTAAAAGAAGGATAACAGAAGATGACAAAATTAAAATGCGAATTATTCAATGACAATTTTCAGAATTTCAAAGGTTATGGAATTCCGAAAGCTCAATTAGTAATTGCTGATATTCCGTATAATATCGGAACTAATTTTTACGGCAGTAACCCTGTTTGGTATGTTGACGGAGATAACAAAAATGGCGAAAGCGATAAAGCAGGTAAGGCGGCATTTTTAACTGATTTCAATTTCAATATTGCAGAGTATTTTCACTTTTGCAACCGCTTACTTATCAAAGAACCGAAAGAACGAGGAAAAGCACCTTGCATGATTATTTTCTGTTCATATCAACAACAGCATATGGTTATTGAGCTTGCGAAAAAACATGGGTTTGCAAATTATATTCCGCTGGTTTTTATAAAACCGACGTCTCCGCAAGTTTTGAAAGCGAATATGAGAATTTGCGGAGCCACCGAATATGCTCTTTGCTTGTACCGTGACAAATTACCGAAATTCAACAATAACGGCAAAATGATTCTGAATTGGTTTGAATGGGAACGGGATTACGGAATTCCGAAAATACATCCGACACAAAAACCCGTGAAGATGTTGCAAAAGTTGATCCGCATTTTTACTGATCCGGGCGATGTAGTGATTGATCCATGTGCAGGGAGTGGTTCTACATTGCGTGCAGCACATGATTGTGGCAGAAACTCATACGGTTTTGAAGTCAGCAAGCAGATTTACAATCGCGCAAAATCAGAAATGCTAAATTTCGCTGAACAACCTGCAACACTATTTGATTTTTCGGAAGTTTGTTTTGCATGACGGATGATGAAAAGAAAAAATTCTGTGAAGGTTTTCGGAAACCAGTAGAAAACCAAACAGAAGAAATAATCGAGGACGACCCTTGGTCAGAAGAAGCAATCCTCGAAGTAGCAAAAAAGATTTTGCAAAGGATAGGCGAAGATGATAAGAAATTGTGAAAATTGTTGGTGGCACTGTCACTCTGATGGCAGATGCTATGTTGATCCTCGAAGCGCATATGATGAGGATTACGGACTAAAAATAAAAATGACAACAGCCTGTTTCGATTGGCGATTTGATGGTCTTGAAGATTGGGAGAGAGAACAATCAGAAAGCGCCCTTGTGACAGTGGAAGCATGAAAACGTTCGTGAGTGGATGTACCGCTCGCGTTTACCGGGTAAATCTAACCTGCATCACGGTTCGGCACCGAAATGCCCGGTAATCGGTGCCTTTGAGAACAGTCAGTATGGGATGTACCCAAACTGTTTTATCGGGGCAGGCAAACCAAATTTATAAAGAAAGGTGGGAGTTCTCCTCGCCCAAAAAACCGGTAAGCCTGCATATTGTCCACGCAGGCGGGATGCCACCGAGTCCGCGTCTGCAAAAAAATCGGGGAAAATCAAAATATTTTAGAAAGGGTCGGCGTTACCCCTTGCCGACGTAAAACAAAATATTTACAGTTTTGCAATGGGATGTGTTCCCGAGTCCCGCTTTTTTAAAGAAAGGATAGTTTATGGGAATGGTCGTTGATATTATTGCTGGTAAAAATAATCGAGTGTACAAAAATAATTATGAAAAAATGCTCGATTTTACAAAGGTAGCAGATGATGTTGTTGAAAAACTCGATGATGCTGATTATAAAAATATCAAAAAGTGTATATCAATGACGAAAAAAGATACTGGACGAAAACATAGGTTGCCACTGCAACATTTTGGAGCTGGCGCTATGAAAGAATTGTTAGTGTCAATCGGAATTTTGTTTGCCGATATGCCGGAAAAAGAATTTGAAAGAATGCTTGTAGCGAGACGATTGAAATGACGAAAGAAACGATGGTAAACGAAATGGTAAATCACCCGAAACATTACGCAAACGGGAAGTATGAGTGTATATCAGTAATGCGAGATGTGTTCGGAGATGAAGCCGTGAAGAATTTCTGTTTACTCAATGCGTTCAAGTATTTGTGGAGAGCAGACAGAAAAAATGGGAAAGAGGATATTGAAAAGGCTGTGTTTTATTTGGATTATATGAAAGGATTGGAATGAGCAAGAATATTAAACCGTGTCCTTTTTGCGGAAGTACAAATGTGCATGCATACACGTATAAAGATGCAGTTTACAGGCAATATGCCGTGAAATGCAAAAAATGTGGCGCACGAATTATGGCACAATCAACTGAATTATCGATTGAAAAATGGAACCGCAGAGTTGCAACTGACATGAATGTTGGAGTGTGACGATGAGTGATTTGATAAGACGTGAAGACGTTTACGATGTATTAAAAAAAGTGAACATCGCCGAAATGCCGATTTATGTATTTGATAAGCTGTGGAATGGTATCAGAAATTTACCATCAGTAGAGCCAGAAGTGAAAATTCAATATATTGCTGTTGAGTTGGATGGATTGAAATCGAAAACTGTGGGGTAAAAATGAGTGATTTGATTGACAGAGATGCGGCAATTAGAGCAGTAGGAGGAGTAAACTCTGCGGATGGATTTCGTTTAGCAAAATTGCCATCCGCAGAGCCAGAGCGGAAGAAGGGTAAGTGGCAACGCCGAAAAGATGAAGATTGTTGGGAGTGTTCTGAATGTCATGCAGTTTTAGAAAACTCAGACATCGGAAATCACAATTTTTACTATTGTTATCATTGCGGTGCGGACATGATGGACATATGTGGATATATGGATTTGGAGAAAGCTAACTATGAGTGACCTTATCAGACGAGAAGATGTACTCGCACTTTTAGACTCTATATACACCGAAATCGAGAATCACTTCCCATCCGCAGAGCCAGAGCGGAAGAAGGGACAGTGGTTAGTACAACCTTCGACAGGCGATGATAGACCGAATATTTGGTGGAAGTGTTCCGTGTGCGGCCATGTCGTATTTTCTGAGACTGAACGAGACAGAAAAGAATTTCATGCGTTCTGTGGAAGATGCGGTGCAGACATGAGAGGTGAGTGATGGAGAAGCGTGATTTTGCCGATATGGTTATTTTCTTCTGCCAAAAAGTATCCGAGATGAACATCAGCAGAAAGTGCAAAATGGAACTGCTTGGCATGATAACAGCTATCGAGATAAAGCACGATGAACTGATGCCGAAATGGATTCCCGTGACCGAAGCATTGCCGGATGAAGAAAAAGATGTACTTGTTTCTGTGCATTTTGATGGTCACAAAAGTCCGACCGTAGACCTGCCGCCGAGCGATTACGTGGAGATCGAGAGTCATGTAGATGGTGTTTGGTCAAGCCTGAGTGATGAGTACAAAGTCGCATGGAAAAAGCATCATGTAGTCGCATGGATGGAAACGCCTGAACCGTGGAGAGGTGAGTGATGATAGGAATCGTATTAAGTTTATTAGGTGTAGTTTGTACTTTATCGGCAATTTGGGTACAGCTTTGTCACATTGAAACGGTATTGACCATCATTGCTAAAAATGACGGAGATAACTGGGAGTGGAAAAAAGATGAAACCGATAGAAATACACATTGAAGGATACAAGATCGTCATCAGCAAAGATGATGAGCAACCTGATATTACGAAGGAAGAAAAATACGAAAAGATAACAATGCCGCCTTATTATCCGAATTATCCGGTTGTACCCACAACTCTTAACCCATATGTCGTCACTTGTACAAGCGGGGAAATGACTGTGACGAATACGGAAACAAAATGCGAAACCCCTGTGCTGGACAGGATGGTTGGGAAGGTGAGTGATGAAAGAGCTACCGATTGATTTTTGGATTGGCACGATTGGTTTGCTGATTGCTTTTTACATTATCGAGAGGGGTTTCAAATGAAGACGCTGGATGAAGTATTAGAAGCAATGACAAACGAGATTTGTTTGAATTCGAAAGCTGATTGTTGGGAAGTACCAGTCGATTTATATGGAGTCATTTTACATTACCTACACGAGTACCAGCGGGATAAACAGATTTTTGCTTACGATATTGCTAAGAGAAATATGGAATTGTCGGAATGCAATGATCCGCTCACATGGGATGAACTTAAGTTATTGGAAGGAAAGCCAATGTGGATTGAAGAAATCGGTCAGAAATATTCAAGTCCTCATTGGGTGATACATAACGGAATTGAGGATGCTTATGACGGTGATGAAATTTTATATCTACAACCATTTTTTGAAACGGTAACCAAAAATTCTCTTGGCATGACATGGAATGCTTACCGGAAGGAGAGGATAAATGATGTATCAAGGAATAACGATTGATTTCAAGAAGTTGGCAGAAGATGCGATTGACGAAGTTTTGAAAGAAAAAAGGCTGAATTACGGAAAGGAAATGATGATAGATTGGTCAGTTGAAATATTGCGATACCCTACTGAAGAAGACTGGAAACGGTGTTTGATGTTGGCTCGGTGCACTCAGGGGAAGTTTGACACACCGAATGAGCCTACAGATGATTGGAAGAAGAAGATTCTTCGAAGCGAACACAGCCCAATCAGAACGCTGATGTTCACAATCAAGATGGTGAATATCCCGTACTGTAATTCGGTTCACTTCGTCAGGCATAAATACGGTGTTGAACACTATGTACAGAGCCAGCGCAAGAACCCGGAACGCGGATCGGAACGGCAGGATGCTCCTGTTACCCACATCATGGACATCAATGCACAGGAACTGATATTCATGGCAAAGAAACGCCTCTGTTACAAGGCAGACCCTGTTACACGGGCAATCATGATTGAGATTTGTCGGCAAATTTGTGACTTGGACAAAGACCAAGTTTTCAAATACGTTCTGCTGCCTGCTTGTCGTATGAACGAATCAAATTGTTGTGAGTTTAAGCCTTGCGGTCATATGAGAGGGAAAATCTGGAATGAATAAGAAGACTCTTATTTTATTTATGCTGATTGCAGTTCTACTCAGCGGATGCGACGAACCGTCCGGCACGAAGCTTGATGTGCTTAATCAGATATCCATAGGCGACAAGCTTGTGAACAATCAGCCCACACCGACAGATATTGATTATTCCCTTGAAAGATATAACCTGATTCGGCGTACATACTGGGTAAATGGACATCGGGAAAAGGCTAATTCCCTTCCTTGCCCTGTTGTGAAGCCCTTGGGATATATTCTGCTGTTTACGGAATCTGGGCAAATTGTTGGAAATTTCATTGTGGATGGAAAGGTAACATCCCTGAACGCCTACCTGACACCTGACAGTGAATACTATGAAGAGTGCGGGGATTCCACTACGACTTGCAGAAACAAATGGCTTGCAGATGTTGACGGTGCGTATGGCGTGAACGATGACGGTGTTTTCTTCTTTACACCTGACGGTCGATATGTGGAATGGACGGGGATTTATTTGTATTCAGACATCCCTTTTACACCGAAAGATACGCTTTTGACGATTGAGGAGTGAAATGAAAGAGAATTTCTTGTTTATTTTAGGAATCATGCTGATAACAGCAATGATTGCAGGTGTTATCTTTTTCGGACTGACACCTACAGGGCGGACAATCTGGAATCAGTACCAATGGACATTGCATAAAATCGATGACAGAACGACGTATGAACAGCGGAAAATAGTTGAAGATACGTGCCGAGCCATGATTGCTTCATGGGAATCTGATTTACAGACTTATAAGCAGTACAGAGATGCAGATACCGCAGAAAAGCAGGGCTGGGCAGAACAGGCAAAAATGAGAGCCAACAAGACAGCCGCCAGCTACAACGAATATATCCTGAAGAACAGCTTCGTGTGGGCAGGTAACATTCCAGCTGATATTTATGCTGCGATTGATTATATCGAGTAATGGACGGTGACAGAATCGTATTATGACGAAGTGAAATTGGGAAAATGGGTGACGAAATGACAATACACAGCAATTTCGACGATTTTGAGTTTGAAAGGAAAATGAAGGAAACGAAAAAGCCTGTGAATTTTCACGATGACCAAAGGGATACGTATTATGAATGCCCTGTTTGCCATGAAACAGTAAAAATGTGTCAGAAATATTGTGGGAATTGCGGACAGCGATTAGGTTGGGACTTAGAAGAAATGGGAAGGTGTTGAATAATGACAGGAAATGAATATCAGAAGTTAGCGAGTCGAACAATCAGGCTTGATATGACGAAAGCAGAGCAGGAATATCATGCATTGCACGGCATGGTCGGCGAAATCGGCGAATTACACAGTATTTATCAGAAGCGGTATCAGGGTCATGAGGACACCGATGAACATCGAAAGAAAGAAATCGGGGATTTGCTCTGGTTTATAGCGGAATATTGTACTGCTTGCGGCTGGTCGCTTGATGAAATTATGCAGATGAACATCGACAAATTGAAAGCAAGATACCCAGAAGGATTTGACGCAGAGCATTCACTGCATCGGAAGGATGGCGATATTTGATTGACAGCAATCACGCTTTGAAGTTTGAGGATGTAAAGAACATGGTCGGCGAACCCGTATGGAACGCCGACCTGAAAAAATGGATGCTTGTCGAAAAGGTGACTGATGGATATGTGCAGATGAAATCGGTGAATGATGTGTATTTGTATCATGATTACGGTCCGGATGATTTCGAAACAACACCGATGTATCGCATGAAACCAGTTACCTTGATTGATAAGCTCAAAGAAGTTCGAGGTGAAAAATGAGTTATCAAAAGTACAAAAGCAAACAAACAATCGTTGACGGAATTAAGTTTCAAAGTAAGCTCGAAGCGGAGAGATACCAACAATTGAAATTTTTACTGAGAGCTGACGAAATCGCTGATCTGAAGCTACAACCTGAATTTCAGATTTTCGAAGGATACACGGATGCGGTCACTGGTGAAAAGCACAGGTCTCGATATTATGTCGGGGATTTCAAGTACGTTGACACGAAATCGCATCAGACAATCGTTGAAGATACGAAAGGTGTGGAAACGGACGTTTTCAAACTAAAGTGGGAAATGGTTCAGGAAAAATATCCTGAGTATGTTTTTCGAAAACTGACGAATAAGGATGTGTAGCATGAGTTTACTTGATGTTTTTATCGCAATGTCAATGATTATCGGAATGCTGTTTTTTTTGGCACTGATATTTTGCATGGTGTACAGTATCGTCAATATATTCAAAGAGGAGAATCGTAAGAATGGGAAACGCCATTGAGGTATTACGGAATGTAGCAGGCGTTATGTTTTGGGGACTGACCGACCTTTTTCTCGGTGCGTGTTGGTTGGCTCTGATATCCGGTATTTTGCTTTCAGTTATCAAAGGGTTCCGAAAAGATGAATGAGATAATCGCAGGTGTAGGAGCGATTGGCTTATTTATGGTTGTCGGAAGTTTGATTTTGATTATTTTATGGGAGATATTCAAATGAGTCAAAAATCATTAAAAGACTGCACTGACGCTGAAATTCACCACAAAATAGATAACATTCTTGCCGACATTCGAAAATCGCCAGATCAGTATGGTATCGTCAAAATCGAAGTTTCAGGCGGTAAAGTCAAGTTTATTACAGTTGAGAAGCCTATTACTGCGATTTATACGAAATGAAAAAATTTTGTCACCAATTTTATCAAATTTGTATAAATTACTTGCAATTTATACAAATAGGATTATAATATAGATAATCAAATAAAACAAACCCTCCCGGCGGGGTTAAACACCGGGAGAAAAGGACGGATGAGATGATAAACAAAATCAAATATACAGATTACCGAAAAGCAATTAAAGAAATGCAGAATGAATTGCGGGAATTTGAAAAAAATCATTTACCTGAAGAATACGGACGATGCATAGAAGTTTATGTTGATGAACCTTACGGAGGTTGCATTGAATCAAGCGTAAACTGGTCTGCAATCGGAGCAGTTCCGGCAGATATAGCAGTTGCATATGCATTAGTACTAACGAAGGCGGCGGAACTGGCGCAAAACTTCCAGTACAACGGATTCAAGGTTGATTACAGTGACGAAGATTAAAGGGAGATGAGATGAAAAATTATCGAGATGGTTATATAAAGACTGCCAAAGGTGGTCGACCTGTTTGGAAATGGGCAAGCCCATTACTGAAATCAGATCATTTTGCCGACGACAAGCCAGTGTTTGTCGAGAAGAACGGCGGGAAGAAGAAATAGCCGAAACTCCCTTCTGGGAGTCAGTGCAGGACGGCAACCTGTACTCTGAAGATGGTAAGCCAAAAGAAAGGATGTAATGAGATGAGTCATGAGATTGAAACAATGTTCTCCGTCAGGGAAAAGCCTTGGCATTGGGCAGAAACTAAGGAAGTCACGAAACTTATTCAGGAAGCACCGACTTCTGCTGATGCGCTGAAATACGCAGGTCTTGACTGGAATGTCGAGCCGAAACCGATTTACACGGAGGTTGACGGCATTTTCGGAAAGACAATGACACCGATTCCCGGATTCGTTGCGAACACACGAGATTCAGATGGGGCGGTTCTTGGTGTCGTAACCGATGCTTACAAAATCGTACAGAATGTGGATGCTTTCGCATTCACTGATAACATTATCGGTGGAGATGTACGATACGAAACCGCCGGAAGTCTGGCGGGTGGGAAACGCATCTGGCTTCTGGCAAGATTGCCGGAAACTGAAATCGTCGGGGATAAAATGGAGCAGTATTTGGTCTTCACCAATACATTTGACGGTTCAGGTTCAGTCAGGGTTTCATGTACTCCAATCAGGGTGGTTTGCCAAAACACGCTGAATATGGCTCTCAGCACTGCAAAACGGTCTTGGAGCATGAGACATACAGCGAAAATCGAAGGACGGCTTAAAGAAGCACATGACGCTTTACAGCTTGCCGGAGATTACATTGACGCACTGTCACGTAAAGCTGATAAGATGGCAACACAGCATCTGTCTAATTATGAATTAGATGAGCTTGTGAAACAGCTTTTCCCGATTGCGGAAGATGCGACACCATTGGTGAGCAAGCGCAATGCAGAACGCCGGGAATTATTCCGCACAGCTCTCAATGCTGATGATTTGCAGAATTTCAAGAACACACAATGGCAGTTCATAAACGCCGCCGCTGATATGGCAGACCACGCGCAGCCTATTCGTATGACGACAACCAGCCGTGAAAACCGGCTGAAGGATATCTTCAATGGGCATCCGTTGTTGGATAAGGCGTACGAATTGGTTCTTGCAAAATAAATGGGTAATTTTCAATATAAAAAAAAGAGGAAAATAAAATGAAAATGACAATGAATTATGAATTTATATCGCCTGAAAAAGCGAAATTATTATTAGAAAAGAATACTGAGAATCGTAGAATAAGCAAAGGTACAGTGGATTCCTACGTTCATGATATGTTAGCAGGAAATTGGGATGAATCTGTTGGCTCGTCTATTTGTATTGATGAAAATGGAATCATTCGTGATGGACAGCACCGACTTGTTGCTATTGTAAAATCTGGTGTAGGAATTCATACGTGGGTATGTCGCAATGTATCGAAAAATGGCATTTATGACAATAATAGAAAAAGAAATAATTCTGATCAAATTACTATTCTGAGACCTGATTTGGAATGTGTGTATAGAAGTACAAGATATATCTCATTAGCAAAAACTTTGATTGGATACATTACTGGGAATCCGTTGAGGACAGTTACTCCTAAGGAAATTATTGATTTTACTGATGAACATAAACAAGATTTGGATGGATATTTTCTTGTGATACCAAAAACACCAGCGACAAAAATCAATATTACGTTAGTACATTTGTCATTATTTATTGCTTATAAAGCCGACATAAAAATGGAAGATATTTGTAATTTTTACGATATCTTATGCACTGGAATGAGTACAAAACAAGAAGAATTTCCAATAATCGCATATAGAAATTACCTAAAAGATCAAAGAGATTTACATTGCACTCTTCCTGAAATAAGCAGATGTCAATACGCATTGAAAAAATATCTCACTGGTAGTTGTACGAAAAAAACAATAGCCCTAAAGGAATTGATTTGGCGGATTCCGTATAAAGGTAATAAATAAGAAATAAATATTGGAGACTGGAAAACTAATCCAGTCTCCAGAAAAGGAGCTTGCAATGCCTAATTGGACTTCCAACAGAATTGAAGCACCAGCAGAGGTGCTGAAAAAGTACATCAGCAAGGATGAGAACGGAAAAGATCGCTTCGATTTCAATCTTGTTATTCCGAGACCGGAAATTTACAATGACCCTGATTTAGTCTCAGGTGGCCATGAAAATATTGCTATCGAATGGTATAAAAGCAATCGCGGAACAGTGGTTCCAAAAATTGATTTATCTGCAAGTAAAAAACAATCTTTTGGGCAAAAGATTGAATCAACAATAAGGAGTGCGTTTTCTCCTCGTAAAATCAATTTCGATGAAATTGAAAAATATGGTGACCCTGATACGCTTTATGAAATCGGGAAAAAGTATGTCGAAGCGCACGATAAATACGGTTACTATGATTGGTACGATTGGAGCTATGCAAATTGGGGTACGAAGTGGAATGCTTGTTATTCCTGTGTAGATTATGTCGATGACGGCTGGGTAGAATTTGAAACCGCTTGGTGTATGCCGAAACCGATTATTGATAAAATTATGAAAGATAATCCTGATTGCGAAATTAGAATCATTTGGAGCGATGAGGATTATGACGGAACGCATACGTATGAACATGATGGTCACGGTTGTTACAGAGAATATACCGTGTACGAAAAACGGTATGAGGAAGAGGATGAGGAGGAATAATAATGGATACATTACAAGCTATTGCAATAAATAATTCAACACCTGACGGAAATGAAAAAGTTTTCGATTGGGATAAGGCAGCGCAAATCATAAAAGAGAGAAAACCGAAAACTGCAAGTGCTGGATTGGCTGAAGATTGGGAATGGACAGGCGGACTTATCTATAAGAACGGTAAGCCTATCAAAAATGAATACACGTATCTTGCTTCTCGTTGGGCAACACCCGTTCTTCGACTTGATGACGAAGAAATCGAATGCTATCAACCAAAAGGGTATCACGGTTGGAATGCGGATACAAAATGGCCTGAATCCGCACTGAAAATATTAGAATCTGAGGAATGCTGAGATGAGACTGATTGACGCTGACGCATTGGAAAAATCATTGGAAAAGCTGTGGAATGTCCACGATGACCAAGATTTTGCGAATAAGGACGTATGGCGGGAGATTGAAAATGCTCCTACCATAGACCCAGAAAAGCGAACAGTGAAAGCAAATTATCTTGGATTTCAAGTGTATAAATGCGAATGTGGATTTTATCTCAGACGATTTTATGATGGCGTTCAAGTCTATTTCTGCCCGAAATGCGGAGCAAAACTGGAATGGAGTAACGATGACTGATAAAGAATTTGTGGCTAATTTGCGAAATATTGATAATGAAAAATTGATACAGTCTTTACAAAATTGCGGACATGATGGATATTATAACGACTTGTATTATCCGATTATAGAAGAAATAAAAAGAAGGCTGTCATCTACATCCGCAGAACCAGAACGGAAGAAAGGACAGTGGAGTAACTATAAAGACGAGCATTGCTGTTCGGTTTGTAAATGTGTCGTAATTTCAGATTGTTGGGATGATGAGATTCGATATGACTACTGTCCTTACTGTGGTGCTGAAATGGAGTGAGTGATGAGTGATTTGATTGATAGAGAAAAATTTATTTACACTTTGATTTTTAGCGAAAAAACAAAAAGTATATTCGTGAAGGATTTAAGGAGCGTGATCGAAGTCGCAAATGAAATGCCCTCCGAAAAGCCAGAGCGAAAAATCATCTACTGTAAGGATTGTAGATTTGCACATTTGACGACAAAAGGCGAAATGAAATATTGTGATGTGTGGTTTCCTGAAACAAAAACGGATCTTAGCGCAGATGATTTCTGCTCATCTGCTGAAAAGCGAGGTGAGTGATGAGTGATTTGATAAAAAGAGATGAAGCAATTCGGATGTTAGGTGATGCCAATTTCGAGAATTACGGATATGCAATCATGGTGATACAGGATGTACCTACAGTAGCGAAAGACGAACGGCTGATACCCAAATCGCCAATCTTTCAAAAAGGCGAATCGATAGCATTTGTGGATTATTCAGATAGGACAGGCGACACACGTATCACAAAATGGGCTGAGTGGTGCTGTCCTTCCTGCGGCTGGTTTGTCGGAGAGCAGTACGTACCGCGAAGGCACAATCAACGGAAATCGAACTACTGCTCCCGATGCGGTCAGGCGATCGACTGGAATGCTGTAGAGCCTGAGAAATTTGCATTGCTGAAGCGGAGCGAAAAAGAGCGCAAAGAATTAGAAGAAATGAGGAAAAAGATTTTTACTGAGGTGATGAAATGATGGAACAAAAAGTAATCATGATGTTGATTTGCCACATGATTACTGGAATTTGGAAAAAGAAATGATGGGCGTAACATGGCAAGCCTACGGAAAGGAGCGAAAATAATGGGATATATTACAACAAAAATGTTAGATGGAACTACCAGAAGTCATTTAGAGACGGCAAAATTATTGATTTTAGGCGTATCTGATTCGGCTGATTACATTTTGAGTAGGACGCAAACAGGAGAAATGTACCCGGATATTCCGCCAGAGCACAGCAAGGAATCTATCAAAAGACGATGTGTACAAATCAGACAAGAATTACTCATGGTCATGAAAGGATTGAAATAATTCGGATGTTCGAGATAACTCCTGAAATCGAAGTTTATTTTGCCCGCGAAAATTTCGTAAATCGGTTGTCTATGTTATGTTGGACACCGTGGGCGGAATGGTATATGACGAAAATCGGACAGATGAATCAAGTGAGGTTTTCATGAAATCGAAATCGAAATCGAAAAACAATCGGAAAGCACTAATCGTCACGGATAAACAGTTAGAAGTAATTAAATGTGCCTGTGAGCTTTACGGTCGTATCCAAATCGGGCAGTTTGTACAGTTTGCTGAAATCGTTACGCAGACGGGGTTCAGCGGTTGGTACTTGCGTGTTCAGCCTGAACGGAAAGAAGATGAATCGGATGAGCAGTACAAAGCCAGATGCGAAAGACTGGAAGAAGAAGACCGTCTTGTTTGTAAAGCTCTTGTTGGTGCTATCAATGGCATTTACCGTGAGATTTACAACTGGGATGTCAAAGACAGGACGAACGAATCAAGCATAGCCCTTGATTTATGGGGATTTATCGATGGTAGACGAGATGATGATTTTCATATGGGAAGCGAACCATTACCAAAATTGTTAGAGTTGGATGGTGATACATGGAAAGAAATGAAGAAATAATAAAAAGATTCTCGCCAAAAAACAGAGAAATAATTTCAATGGTTTTAGACGGAGATGACTATAAAACTGTTAGTATAAAAGTCGGCGTTGATGTAGGCACTGTTAGGAATACTGTATATAGATACAGACATCTTTGTCAAAATCCGTTCTGGGTTATGCCTAAAGATAAAAAGAATAAGCGAATATATAAAATATGGTACAAGATGAAATCTCGATGTGAAAACCAAAACGATATTGCATATCGAAAATATGGGGCTAAAGGGATTAGTTACTGCGAAGAGTGGAAAGATTACTCACAATTTAAAGAATGGGCGTTGAACAATGGTTATGAAGATGATTTAACCATAGATCGAATAGATTCAAAGCAAAACTATACACCGAAAAATTGTAGATGGGTAAATTACGAAACACAAAACAATAATAGAGGCGATTATAATGTAAGACTTTCTCTTCGTGGTGAAACGCACACAATAGCTGAATGGGCAAAGATAGCGAACCTTACTGCTCATATTATTCATATGAGATTGAAAAAAGGAATGTCTGTAGAAGAAGCATTAACATTACCATCTACAAGAACAAATTTAGGCGGTTTAGGAAATGACAACATTACTGATAAAAGAACATTGCCAGAGGTGTATATATCTGAACATGAAAACGGATTGTTGTATAAAGAAATTGCTAAAAAATATGGAGTAACAACAGCCGCTGTCACGTCAGCAATCTATCATTACAGACATAAGCTGGATGGAAGGCTGGAGGACACTGATTTCAGCATGAGCAGCGAACCGCTTGTGAAGGTGAAAGATTGGGATGGTGATTGATATTTTTTTATCACCATATTTATACAAATTTCGTAATTTTTCTTTACAAATTTATACAATATGGATTATAATATAGATAATTAAGTAAGGAAAAGGAGATACGGAGATGACAACTTACACAATCCCAGTAATTGCAAAAGATGAGCTTCAGAAAAAGCTCCAGAAACTACAGAAAAAAGCTAACGCCTACGGCAACCACATCGAATGGAGCTTCGGCGAAGAAAAAGCAGTTGACCGCAATGTTTACAACGTTGACCCTGTTACGCAGGTGCTGTATAAGACAGCCACTGACAAAGTATTCGGCATTGAAATTAACATCGATTCCGACATCATCCGCAAAGATGGTTACACGGTTATTGCTCAGATTGAAGCAATTGATAACGGTCAGAACATCGTCAAAATGCTCGATGACAGCAAACCTGAACAGGCATGGTACACCGCAAAGCTGTTCTGCGAGCACTGCGGTACAGCTCGCGTGAAGCGGTTCGCCTACATCGTCAAAGATGAAGCGGGTAGCTTCAAAATGGTCGGCAAGACCTGCTTGAAAGACTACTGCGGGATTGACCCGAAACTCATTGCGATGAATCAGGAAATCGGCGACCTGATTGAAAATGAATATGGCATCGACGATTACGATTTCGGTTCACACGGTGAATATGCCTTTGATGTTCTGAAAGCAGTTGCAATCGCGAATGACATTGTCAAGCAGTTCGGTTATGTGAAATCCTGTGAAGATAACAGCACAAAAACACAGTTGATGATTGAAGTCGGAAAAACTGAACCGTCCGAAGAATCTAAGAAACTTGCAGAAGAAATGAAGGATTATTACAGCAGGATTGATTATCGTGATTTGACTGATTTTCAGTGCAATATCAAGAATCTGCTCCAGAGCGGTTACACCAGAATCAGAAATCTCGGTTACATCGCTTATGCTCCGGTCGATTATTTACGGATGAAGGAACAGCAGGAACGGGAACAGCTCCGCAATGAAGCAAAAGGCAACAGCGAATATGTCGGAAACGTTGGCGACAAACTCACGGTTGACGTGAAAGAATCTAAGCTGATTACATCATGGCAGACGGTATATGGAATGACCTTCCTGTACAAATTTCTGACCGCAGACAATAACGTTCTGGTCTGGAAAGCAAGCAAATCTTATGAAGGTGAGCCGAAGCGCATCACTGGTACGGTCAAAGACCACAAAGAATACGATGGGGAGAAGCAGACGATTTTGACCCGCTGCAAAATTACGGAAAAGAAGGAAGATGTTCAAGAACATCCAGCCGGATGTTTTGATTTTTCGGTTTTAGATTGGTACGATTGAGATGAACAAACCGAACCGGAGCGGTATTTCTCCGGCAGAAAGGATAGCAGAGATGACAAATGAAGAAATTATTTTCAGAGGGATACAAGCCCACCTTGGTCTGACGGATGAAGAAGCATCCGCACTGATTCAGTCAGGAAAATTTCCTGTGTAAAAACAATAGAAAAGAGTAATAGTTATGACAAGAAGAATTGATATTACAGGTCAAAAATTTGATCAACTTACCGTTGTTTCATACGCAGAAACAAGAAATAAAAAGGCTTATTGGAACTGCGTGTGTACCTGTGGTAGAACAAAAAAAGTAAGAGGCGATCAATTGAAGTCTGGATTAATAAAGACATGTGGTCAATGTCCAAAATACGAAGATTTGACAGGTATGGTATTTGGTAATTTAAAAGTTATTGAATATGCAGGAACGAACAATTCAAATCATACCTTATGGCGATGTTTATGTAAATGTGGTAAGGAAATAGTCACACGGGCAGACGTTTTGAAGTCAGGTTTATCTCAAAGTTGCGGATGTAAGAATAAAGAGTTACATATTGAATGGGGAAAAGAAGCAAAGATACATGGTGAAAGTAATACAAGATTATACAATATTTGGAAATTAATCAAACAGAGATGCAGTAATCCTAAGTCGTCAGGTTATAAATATTACGGTGAGAAAGGAATTGAAATATGTGCCGAATGGAAATGTGATTTTGAGAAATTCTACATATGGTCTATGAATAACGGATACGAAGATACGTTAACGATAGACAGAATTGATTCTAACGGAAATTATGAACCAAATAATTGCAGATGGGTTACTCGTTCAGAAAATACACGTAGAGCGGCTATAGAATCAGCAAAAAAAAGACGAAAGGAAAAGATTGGAGCATAAAATGACATACAAATACTATTCAATCATGCGCCCTATTGGGATTGGAACTACTCCGAGAGATAAGAATCCAATCAGGATTTACAATTATCCCGAAGGCAAGACAGAAGTGACCGCTGAGGACGGACGCAAGTTGATGGCATGGGGTGAAATTGAATATGCCGAACCGCTCACGCAGGATGAAATGCGACGGTATGAACTGAAAGGTGAACACGAATACACACCGTTCAGGAAGGTCGGTTTCTGGCAGAAGGACACCAACGGCATTGAAATCATCAAGATTGACGGACGTTTCTTTGCTCTCAATGGTTGGAACGGCATTGACTATGCTCACTGTTGGGAATGCAAGTCGAAATTTGAAGCGATGGATGATAAAGAACATTGCTTGAAGCCGATTCACGGATATGAAACTGCCGCAGGAATCGCAATGATGAATAAAATGAATGACCTCGATGAAGATAGCGATGAATGGCAGAAGAATAGCGAATATTTGACGAGCATTGTCAGTTATGAGGTGTGGTAATCATGAAAAAGAAATTTGCTGCTGAATTTGTTGAAGTCTGTCCGCACTGTGATGGCGAAAATTACTATGATGATTACGACATCGAAAACGGATATATTATCACCTGTAAACATTGCGGCGAAAGGATTCTCGCTTGTGATGCTTGCTCTCATTCAGATGACAATACGAATGGATTCTGTGATTGGCGTTTATCACGTAAAAACAGTAAGTATCAAGTCGGTAAGTGCTTCAGAGGAGTGACGGTAAACAGATTGTAATTGTTTGTTTTATGGTATAATCTCAAGCAGTAAACATTGACCCTGAGAAGGCGTGTTTTGCAGAAATGCAGACACGCCTTTTTTTATTACCTGTAAGGAGCAAAAATGATAGAAACTGAAAACGGTGTATTCATGGTTGACCCGTCAATGGTAGATATTCTTGATATTGACGAAATCAAACCATATGAAAAGAACGCAAAGAAGCATGATGAAGAGCAAGTTCAGCAAATCGTCAACAGCATCAAAGCATTCGGAATGAACGATCCTATCGGAGTATGGGGAAAAGATAATATCTGTGTTGAAGGTCATGGAAGACTTCTGGTTCTCAAACAGATGGGCGAAACAAAAGTTCCTGTCATTCATCTTGACAATCTAACTGATGAGCAGCGTAAGGCATATGCTCTTGCTCATAACAAACTGACAATGAATACAGGGTTTGATTTCAGTATGCTTGAATCGGAACTTGATAATCTCAGCGATTATTTTGATATGGCGGATTTTGGGTTTTTCGAAAACAGTGACAGTGATGTTGATATTGACGACCTGTTTGTTGAGCATGAATCAAAACCGAAAACAGAAGAACCAAAACAGGTTCAGTGTCCACACTGTGGAGAATGGTTTGATCTTGAAGAATGAGAATCTATCTTGCTGGTGGAATAAGCGGAAATCTTGCGCCATAATGGCGCAAGATTTCCGAGGAAGTGCAGTTATTCCTTGCAGGTGAAAACGGAAAGAAAAGGATTATAGAGGAAGTGCAGTTATTCCTTGCAGGTGAAAACGGAAAGAAAAGGATTATAGAGGAAGTGCAGTTATTCCTTGCAGGTGGTGAAGGACGACATTTCGTCCTTCACCAAACAATAAATCCAAAAGAAAGAGACGATATGAAGGTGTTCTTGGCGGGTGTCGCGCCAAGGCGCGACACCGGACTATATGAGTCGACAGACAGATTAATGAAACCATATATTCTGGAGTCTTTCTTTTATGCGAATGATGAAACTGAAAGGTTATTACCATTATTGGGAGATTTTCTTTTGGATTCAGGTGCTTTCACTTTCATGCAAGGAAATAGTAAAGCAAATTTTGATGAATATGTAGAGCGATATGCTGACTTCATCAATCGAAATGATGTACAAAAATTCTTCGAACTTGATATTGATGCTGTAGTTGGTTACAAAAATGTGCTTACGCTTAGAAAAAAACTTGAAAAACTCACAAATAAGCAACCTATACCTGTATGGCATTTGTCGCGAGGAAAAGAAGAGTTTTTGAAGATGTGTGATGAATATTCTTATGTAGCAATCGGCGGTATCGTAACCAAAGAAATTAAACCGCAAAATTATTCAGCATTCACTTGGTTGATAAAAGAAGCTCATAAACGCAGTGCAAAAATTCATGGATTAGGATTTACATCTTTAGAGGGAATCAAAAAATACCATTTCGATTCTGTTGATTCAACTGCTTGGACTACAGGAAACAGATTTGGATATATCTATTATTTCGATGGCAAAACAATGAAAAAGAAAGATGCTCCTAAAAATCATAGAATCGGAGACTCCAGAAAAGCGGCGCTCATCAATTATATTGAGTGGATAAAATTTCAGAAATATGCAGAAAAACACTTATAAGAGGTTTTTATGAAAAAAGTTGTTCTTTTATCAGGTGGATTGGACTCAACTACCTGTCTCGCAGTAGCATTACAAGATTGTACTCCTGAAGATGTATTAGCAGTGAATATGTTTTACGGGCAAAAACATGACCGTGAAATGAACTCTGCTCGCGAAATTGCAAAATACTATAACGTTCGTCTTGTTGAATTGAATTTATCTGATATTTTTTCAATGAGTGATTGTTCTTTATTGAAGCATTCTAAAAACGATATTCCTGAAGAATCTTATTCTGAACAGCTCAAAAAAACAAATGGATGTCCAGTGTCAACATATGTTCCATTCAGAAACGGTCTTATGTTGTCGGCGGCGGCGAGTATTGCTGTCAGCGTTGGAGCATCAAAAATTTATTATGGCGCTCATGCTGATGATGCCGCCGGGAATGCTTATCCTGATTGTAGCCCAGAATTCACTATGTATTTAAATAATGCCATTTATTCAGGAACAGGAAATCAAGTCGAAATTATTGCACCTTTCATAATGAAAAACAAAGCGGAAATCGTAAAAGAAGGATTGCGTCTCAAAGTCCCTTATGAAAAAACATGGTCATGCTATGAGGGTGGCGAACATCCGTGCGGAAAATGCGGAACTTGTATTGACCGTAAAAAAGCATTTAAAATTAACGGGGTGAAAGATCCGCTATTATGACAAATGAAGAAATAATAAATCTCGGCATTAAAAAAGCGCGAGAAACTATGAAACAAAATATTGGCGGTCCATTTGGAGCCGTCATCGTAAAAAATAATGAAATTATTTCTATTGCATCGAATCATGTACTTGCAAACAACGACCCAACAGCTCATGCTGAAATAGAAGCAATTCGAGAAGCATGCAGAAAATTAAAGACTTACGATTTATCCGGTTGTGAATTATATGCAACTGGTTATCCGTGTCCAATGTGCTTATCTGCAATCATCTGGGCAAATATCAAAACCGTTTATGTTTGTGGATTACCGATTGATGCCGAGAAGATTGGTTTCAGAGACGATTTTATTTATAAATTCATCAAAAAGAATAATGATGACAATGCTGTACTCGAAATAAAAGAGCTTGACAGAAAACCTGCACAAGAGCTCTATTCTGAGTATGCATTGATGAATAAAGTTATTTACTGATATGTAAAAACGCATTTCAACAAATGTTGAAATGTAAGAGCAGTAGGCAACAACCTGCTATAAAAAACTAAGGAGTTTTTATGAAAAATGACTACAAAGTCACAAAGTACGCTTTCTCAAAAAGCATTACTGCGTTCTGTCCGCTTGGTAATAAAGGATACCTTGCAAAAATAGAAGCAGAAGTTCACCCTAAAGATGAAATTGAAGATTTCATCGTAATTGATAAAGCTATATCTGCATTAGAAGGACAGCCATTGACCGGAGAAGCAATGGCAGATGCAGTTTTTCAAATCCTGAAAACTGCATACAAAACAAATAATATCAAAGTAGCCGTAGATGGAGTAACAAATGCTCATCTTCCTGTTGTGATCTATAAAGAAGGTTCGGATGAAGAAGATTAGTAGATTACAATGCATTCTTACAGTTATCTCGGTATCTTTTTATCTGGCTTCTAATGTAATCACCGGAAGGCAATTACAACTTCCCTTTGGATTGACTTCAGCTGGCGGTTTACTGATTTTTCCTGTAACGTATATTCTTAGCGATGTTTTTTCTGAAATCTATGGTTACAAATGGAGCAGATTCACTAACTGGCTCAGTTTTGCGGTACAGGCTGTTGTGATGGGAATCTTCTTGATTACAATAAAATTTCCTGCACCCGCTTGGTATCAGAATGTAGATGCGTTCAATGCAGTTCTCGGAAATACTCCTCGAATATTGTTAGGATCTTTTTCTGCATTTATTCTTGGTGACTGGGCAAATGATATTGTTTTCGCAAAAATGAAAGAAAACCATAAGAATGATTTAAAAGGCTTTTCTTTTAGAGCTATCTTATCATCTTTTATTGGCGAAATCGTCGATAGCCTTATTTTCTTTCCTATTGCTTTTGCAGGTACTACACCATTCGCTGGATTGGTGAATATGATGTTGACTTCGGTGTTGATGAAAGTTGGGTATGAAATCATCATTTTACCTGTAACCAACATTGTTGTTAGAAACGTAAAAAAATATGAAGATGCAATTACTGATTGATTGAGTTTAAGAAATGAGTAAAAAACCTGACTGGGGTGCGATACGAACAGAATATATCGGTGGCGATACAAGTTACAGAAAACTTGCAAAAAAGTATTCTGTATCGCTTACTGTACTCAGTAATAAAGCATCTCGTGAAGGTTGGGTAAAAGACCGTGACAGTGCGCGTGACAAGGGCGCTTCAAAAGCGGTACAAAAAAGGGCTGATGCAATTGCCAATAACGCGACGAAAATTGAGCGAGCGAGAAGTCTTGCAATTGAACGTCTTATCTCAGCACTTGAAAGCATGCCACAGAAAGGTGGCAGTCATTCAAGACAAGTGATTACAGATGGCGGGAAACGAATCATTGTAGATTACGATCTACCCGCCATCGTTTCTGCACTTGAGAAACTCAGTGAAGGTATAACCTTCAACTCGGATTATGAACCTGTGAAGGTGGTGTTTGATGTCTGAGGTCAGATTATCTCAGATAATCGGCAGTTCATTCTATGATGTTGCCCGTGACGTTATTGCTCACGGGCATACGCATTATGACTTATCAGGCGGACGTGGTTCGCTGAAATCATCGTTTGTGTCTATCATCGTTCCGCTGATAATGATAAACAATCCTGATGTTCATGCACTGGTTCTGCGAAAAGTCGGCAATACCATCCGTGACAGCGTTTTCAGTCAATACATCTGGGGTATCGGCGAACTTGAAATGTCGCACTTGTGGAAATCACAGCGAACGCCGATGGAGCTGATATACAAGCCAACTGGACAGAAAATCATGTTTCGTGGTGCGGATGACCCGATGAAAATCAAGTCAATCAAAGTGCCGTTCGGTTACATTGGAATCACGCATTTTGAGGAAAAAGACCAGTTTGCCGGACGCACCGAAATCCGTACCATCTTGCAGTCAACGATGCGTGGCGGTTCTCGGTTCTGGAACTTTGAAAGCTATAACCCGCCAATCTCCCGTGATAACTGGGCAAACAAAGACACGCTAGAAGACCGTGCTGACCGTCTTTGTCACAAGTCAAATTACCTACAAGCACCGAAGGAATGGCTTGGCGAACAGTTTCTCAACGAAGCGGACTATCTGAAGGAAACCAATGAACGGGCTTACCTGCATGAATACATGGGAGAACCTGTCGGCACTGGTTCTGAGGTGTTTGAAAATCTGGAAATTCGTGAAATCACAGATGAAGAAATCAGCCATTTTGACAGGATATTGCATGGACTTGACTGGGGGTACTATCCTGACGCATGGGCATATAATGGGATGTATTACAGTTCAGCAAAACAAGTGCTTTATATTTTCAGCGAAATGACTGATTGGAAAAAAGGCAATGAAGCAACAGCGGAATTACTGAAAAACGGGAAACTGGTTCTGACGGTCGATGAAAACGGAAAATACAAGTGGCGAGGATTGACACGGGAAGACAAGATCGTTGCCGATAGTGAAGACCCAAAAAGCATCGCGGATTATAACAAGTTAGGATTACGGTGTATCGGAGCACAAAAAGGTCCGGGTAGTGTCGATTATTCTTTCAAATGGTTGCAATCTTTGAAAGCAATTGTCATTGACCCGAAACGCTGCCCGGATTCGTATGCAGAATTTTCTGCTTATGAATATGAAAGAAATAAAGCCGGAGAAATCATCAGCGGTTATCCTGATGGCAATGACCATCACATTTCTGCCGTGCGCTATGGTACAGAATTTATCTGGAAGAAACCCGGTAACAAAAAACCGACAGAATATAAGTTTATCTGGAATTAGGAGTTGGTTATGAGTAAGACCTATCAAGACTATTTGGAAGTCGGTGACAGTGAAGAACTGAGGATGCAATTCGTATTACAGGTCATCAATGAGTACAAATCAAGCGATTTGTATAAAGAAGGATTGATTGCCTACGATTACGCAAGGAAGAAAAACAGGACTATCATGCAGTTTCAGAAACTGCTGTACACGATGAGCGGTCAGACGGTTCCTGATAATTATTCCGCTAATTGGAAAATCAGGAGCAGTTTCTTTTCGCGGTTTGTTACGCAGGAAACGCAGTATTTACTTGGTAACGGTATTTCATGGCGTGAGGAAAGCACCGCGGGAAAGCTCGGTGATGACTTTGATACGAAATTACAGAAGCTCGGTAAAAACGCTTTGATTGGCGGATGTGCTTATGGTTTCTGGAATTATGACCATCTGGAAGTGTTTGACGTAAAGGAATTTGTCCCGATTTACGACGAAGAAAACGGTGCTCTCCGTGCAGGTGTTCGGTTCTGGCAAATAGAAGCAACGAAGCCGTTACGAGCGACATTTTATGAAGAGGATGGTTACACTGAATATCTATGGAAAGATGGCAAAGGTACAGTTCTGAAAGAAAAGCGTTCATACATCGAGAAAATCCGCACATCTGTTGCTGATGGTACGGAGATTTACGATTATGAGAACTATCCCGGATTCCCAATTGTTCCGCTTTGGGGCAACATGAACCGTCAGTCAGAACTGGAAGGACTGAGAGAAGGTATTGACTGCTATGACCTTATCAAGAGCGGTTTTGCTAATGACCTTGATGATGTATCGCAGATATTCTGGACTATTCAGAATGGCGGCGGGATGGATGACATCGACCTTGCGAAATTTGTTGAGCGTATGAAGACCGTTAAAGCGGCAGTCGTTGAGGATAGTGGAGCGAGAGCAGAAGCACACACGATTGATGTTCCGTACAACGCACGCGAAGCACTGCTTGAACGCATTTCTGCTGACCTGTATCGTGATGCTATGGCTCTGGATACAAAGTTGATTGCAGGTGGAGCGGTAACGGCTACTCAGATTCGTGCAGCATATGAACCGCTGAACAGCAAGACAGATGAGTTTGAATTCTGCATTCACGAGTTTCTGGATAACATGCTTGCGATTGCAGGAATACAGAATGAAAAACCGACGTTTACACGTTCGATGATGTTGAACCGTTCGGAGGAAATTGACAGTGTTTTGAAGGCGGCACAGTTCCTTGATGCGGATTATGTCACGCAGAAGATTCTGACGATTCAGGGCGATGGCGACATGGCAGATGCCATGATTGAGAAAATGCACGCAGATGAGCTTGAAAGAATGAGCTTGATAAATCAGACAACACCAGAAACAGAAGAAGAGCCGACGGAAGAAGAAACAACACAGGAGTGATAGATGCCACCGAAAGCACCTGATTACGGTCATCGTGAAGCTGATAAAGAATTATTCGCACTGATACGACGGTTGCATTTATCGTATCGTCAGGCAAGAATTGGTTTACAAGATAAGATAGAAAAATATCTCGATGAGTTTGAAAAAGAGGACGCTGAAAAACGTGCCCTCTATGATTCTGGCGAACTCAGCCATGAGGAATACACAAGATGGAAATATAGCACGCTTGCTGGTACGAAACAATGGAAAAGAATGCTCAATCAACTTGCTGATGACATGACACACCAAAATCAGATTGCCGCATCCATGATCGATGACACTTTGCCGGATGTCTATGCGCTGAATCATAATTATGGTACTTTTGAAGCCGAAAAAGGTTCTGGGTATGATACAACATATACGTTGTACGATAAAAACACCGTCAAACGATTGCTGACTGAAGATGAAGACCTATTACCACATCCTCGCGTACCTGTTGAAAAAGACAAGCTCTGGAATAAACAACATTTGCAATCCGCAGTGCTTCAGGGAATTTTGACTGGCGAACCAATGAAGGATATTGCAAAGCGTTTTCAGTCGGTAACTGATATGACAGAACGAGCCGCCATGCGTAATGCTCGAACGGCGGTCACTGGTGCTGAAAATGCAGGACGGATTGACAGTTATATCCGTGCTCAGAACATGGGTATCAAGATGAAGCAGATGTGGATGGCGACTCTGGATGCTCGAACACGTGACAGTCATGCAATTATGGATGGGGAGCAACAGGAAGTCGGTAAGAAATTTTCCAACGGTTGCCGTTATCCCGGTGACCCGCAAGGTGCTCCTGCCGAGTATTACAATTGCCGTTGTACTCTGGTTGCAATAGTGGAAGGTGCTGATCCGTACAATCCGAATTTGCGTCCATCCGAATACCTGAAGGAACAAGGTCTGACTTATGAAGAATGGAAACAAATGCATGGAGATCGTTATTATTCGAAGCTGTTTGGTACTGATTACAATGAGACAGAGAATAAATAAAGTGTAATATTCTAGCCGTGGTCAGTTTTTACGAGATCATATCGTGAAAATCCGTTCTGGGCTGATTTCTTATCTGATAGGAGTTATGATGCAAGTCAAAGTAACAGATAACAGTGCAATATTCAAAAAGGCAAAGGATGAAGCTGTTGTTCGTGCGCTTGAAGCAATCGGATTGACAGCAGAGCGTCACGCAAAAGAACGTTGTCCTGTTGATACTGGGTTACTCAGGAATAGTATTAGTCATGCAGTCAGTGGTGAAGCTCCTGCAATTAAAAGCTATAAAGCGACATATGGTTCAAACAGATATAAAAAAGGTAAAAATGCAGGAAAAAGATACAGTGCATCATCAAAAAATGCTGGTACGGTAGGTGTCGGTTTTTATTCAGGAAAAACTCCGGAAGAACCGAATGGAAAGAAAGCTGTTTATATTGGCACGAATGTTAAGTATGCAAGAGCCGTTGAAACGAGTGATTCCATGAATCATCCATCCGGTGCAGCTCATTTTCTACGTGACGCAGCGGCAAATCACGGCGATGAGTACAAGCGAATTGCGATAAATGAATTGAGAAAAGGGTGATTTGCACAAATTAAAAAAATATAGTATAATATCACATATACAGGCATTGACCCTGAGAAGGCGTGCTCGCGAAGTATAGCGAGTGCGCTTTTTTATTTACCCGAAGCACCGGGAATCATATCACAATCCGAAGCACAGGAGAATAAAAATGAGTTTGACAAGAAAGTATCTGTCCGCACTTGGTATCGAAGCGGAGAAAATTGACCAAATCATTGAAGCGCATACTGACACGCTCGAAGCTATCAAAGCCGAAAGGGATAAGTATAAAGCGCAGGTAGATGATAACAAGACCAATGCTGACGCTAAAGTCAAAGAACTGGCTGACACCAAGAAGGAACTGGAAGAACTCAAAAAACAGGTCGAAGCCGACGCGAAGGAACGCGAAGGCAAAGACTACGACAAACTCAAAGCTGAGTTTGACAATTACAAAGCTGAACAGGAAATGAAAGCAACGAACTCCGCGAAAGAATCTGCACTGAAAGAACTTCTGACCGACATGAAAATGTCTGAAAAAGGTTCGAAACAGGTTTTGAAGTGGATGGGCGTTTCCAAAATTGAGCTTGACGAAGATGGAAAAATCAAAGACGCATCCGCTCTGCGAAAATCCATCAAGGAAGATTGGGGAGATTACATCCAGAATGAAGGTGCGCAAGGTGCTCCGACTTCCAATCCTCCGAGCAATAACGGTGGGAGTGGAATGACGAAGGAAGACATCATGAAAATCAAAGATCGGAATGAACGACAGAAAGCGATTTCCGAAAATCATGAACTGTTTGGCTACTAATCATTTATGAGGTGAATAATGGCAAAAGATAGGCTTACTAAATCTCAGCATATTGATACCACCGCACGAGAGGTGGATTTTGTAACTCGATTTGCCAATAACTGGCAGCACCTTCAGGATATTATGGGTATTATGCGGATGATCCGCAAAACTCCGGGTACTGTTCTGAAATCTAAATACGCATCTGTCACTCTCCAGAGCGGTGCAGTTGCTGAAGGCAATGAGATTCCGTATTCTCAGGCTACTGTCGCGACTAAGGATTACGCGACTATCAACGTGGAAAAGTATGCGAAAGCAGTTTCCATTGAAGCGATCAATGAACATGGTTATGAAGATGCAGTCGGTCTGACTGACGATCAGTTTCTGTTCGAGCTTCAGAATAACGTCACTGGGCGTTTCTACAGCTTTCTGAACACTGGTTCTCTGCTTTCCGCAAAAGCTACATTTCAGGCTCAGCTCGCTGAAGCACAGGGTCAGGTTCGCAACAAGTGGAAGGCAATGCACAAAGGCATTACTGAAATCGTTGGTTTTTGCAACATCCTCGATGCTTACGATTATCTCGGAGCGGCAAACATTACAGTTCAGTCCGAATTTGGCATGAACTACATCGAGAATTTCCTCGGTTATCGACGTCTATTCCTCTGTTCCGATGCAGAAGTCGACCGCGGTATTGTTATTGCGACTCCGGTCGAAAATACTATTCTGTACTATGTGTCTCCGGATGACAGTGATTTTGCTCGCGCAGGTCTTGCATACACCACTGACGGCGAAACCAACCTGATTGGTTTTCATGTTCAGGGTGATTATAAGACTGCAGTTTCTGAATCCTTTGCGCTTATGGGAATGACCTTGATGGCTGAATATCTTGACGGTATCGCTGTTGTGTATAAAGGTACTCCGACTGCTGTCACCAATGCAGAAACAATTACTGCTGATGCGACTGATACGAAGCTGTATAAGACTGCTCACAGTCCTCTGATTTCAGTGCAGGAACTTAAAGACGGTTCTACTGCTCTTGTAGAAGGCACTGACTTCACGATGGAATCTGATGGTGTTCGCTTGAAGGAAACCCCGTCTGGCACAGTTACCATCAAATACACCTACTCTGCTGCGAGTGCATGATGAAATACACAGTCCTTTCAGAATTTGCTGATTTACAGGACGAGAAACACGTTTACGGCATTGGTGATGTGTACCCTCGTGAAGGGTACACTCCCACCGCCGAGCGGGTTGACGAACTGTGTACTGCTAAAAATCTGCTTCATAAACCGCTGATTCAATTGGTGGTAGTACAAGAGCCGGAAACGGTCGTAGAAGAAGTTGTAGAAACTCCTGAAACAGAAGAACAACCGGAAGAAATTACGGAAGAACCTGAAGCAGAAAATGAAGTAATAGAAGAACAGCCGAAGCGGAAACGAGTAAAGAAGAACACCGATGATTGAAGAAATCTGCCGATATCTGAATAATTGGTTTGACAGGAAGTCCGATGGAACAGACGACCGTTATTTTGGTACGTTTGTCATCTCTAATGGCTCTATTGACCTGTCAGAAACAGACATTATGCCGAACCAGTATTTTCGGATCGTTGGCAGCAGATTTAATGACGGCGTGCACAAGTATGAACCCGAAGTTGGAGCACCAACGCTTACCGATGAAACCTTCAACGGTGCTGTCTGGGCGATGGCTGTTCCTCCTTCGGTCATCGCTCTGGCAACAGAAATTGAAGCGTGGCAGGCAAAATACAGCAGTGTCGACAGTCCTGCTATGTCTCCATATACTTCCGAATCATTCGGTGGTTACAGTTATAGCAAAGCAAACAGGTCAAGTTCTAATGGTGCTGATTCTGGTTCAGGAACTTGGCAGAGTGTATTTGCGAACAGACTGAATAAATACAGAAAGTTGAGACCTTACTAATGTCCTCGTTACTTCAAGATGCAATGGAATCATGTGTCATGCTCAACAAAACCGTTAAAAAAGACGGTTATGGTGGATATGTAACAACATGGTCAGAAGGTGTTGAATTTGATGCGGCTATCGTTTTTGATACGTCTATTCAGGCGCGTGCCGCGGAAGTTCAGGGCGTAACAAGTCGTTACACTGTCACTACAAAACGTGAGTTAACTTTGGAATATCATGATATTTTCAGAAGAAATAGTGACGGTAAGATATTTCGTGTGACTTCCGATGGTGATGACAAAAACACACCGAAATCAGCGACTTTGGATATGCGTCAGGTGACAGCAGAGGAATGGAAATTACCGTCAAATGGATAAGTTTCAGGCTCTCCAAACTTTCTGGGAATCTTTCGGGATTCCAGCGTATGACGAAAACACTTTACCGACCGGAGATGATGCTCCGGCGTTTCCTTACATAACCTACGATGCGGTTGTTTCGAGTCTCGGTACTCCTGTTGCTATAAGTGCTTCCATTTGGGATTATGGAACATCATGGGCGCGTGTGACAGCAAAGATGGCTGAAATACAATCGGCGATTGGCAGAGGTGGAAAAGTTCTTCCAATTGATGATGGTGCAATCTGGATTACTCCGGGAACACCATTTGCACAGCGGATGAATGATTCAAATGATATGGTAAGAAGAATTTTTATAAATATCTCAGCGGAATACCTAACCGCTGAGTAGGAGAGAAAGAAAATGAAATTCACACAAATTCCAACCGATACTTTTGCAACAATTCAGTTAAATGCGGGAATTTTATTGAAAGGTGCTGAAGCCTTTAATCCTGCCACGGGGCAAATAACAGCGTCTGCTATTATCGGAGCGACGTCAGGTGGTATTCAGGCTACTTGTACTCCTGAATATACAGACTTTGGAGAAAACATCGACAACTGTCCGAAGAACACAATGGAATTGAAAAAGCTCGATAACTGGACTTGTACAATTTCAGGCACATTTGTTACGGTCAGTACAACACTTGCAAAAATGATGCTTGGTGCGGCTGATATTGACGCAAATGACGCGACTAAGATTGTGCCGCGTGTTGACCTGTTGCAAAGCGATTTCTATGATGTATGGTATGTTGGTGATTATTCTGATAAGAATGGTAACACCAACGGCGGTTTTGTCGCAATTCATTTACTGAACGCACTGAGTACAGGCGGGTTCAGTATGCAATCTGGCGATAAAGAAAAAGGTCAGTTTGAAGTTGAATTTACAGGACATGTTTCCATGAGCGCACAGGAAGTTGTCCCGATGGAGTTCTTCATCAAAGCAGGTACTGCTGAAAATCCGACCTATCAATACACAGTAGCGACACTCACTGATGGATTTGTGTATGGAGTGACGTATTACACTCGCAGTGGTGAAGAAGGTTCCTATGTTTACACAGAAGTTCCTGCCAACAGTACATACAACAGTGGAACCACATATTACACTCGAACTGAGGGTGCATAAGGAGAATCAGAATGAAACTGAGTGAACTCAAAGGAGAACGTGCTGTCATTGCTATTGCGGATTTGATTGAACCAATAACCAATATCGCAATCGATCAAAAAAATCTGAAATTGTTTGTCAATAAACAACGAGAAGGTGAATCTGATGAAGAATTGGGAATGCGTGAAGTCAAAGAAAAAGTTCCGAATCTTATTAGAACTCACAAAGATGATGTATTGAAAATTCTGTGCGTTATCAATGATTGCGAACCGGAAAGTTTGAGCATGATTGATATTATCAAAGGAACGGTTGATTTGTTCAATGATAAGGAGTTTCTCGGACTTTTTTTATCTGTGAACAAGACGGCGGACAAGATGCAGCCTACAGGGTCCTCAGAAATTGCAGAGCATTCAGAGCCGGAACAATAATCCGGCTCATTATCTCTGAATATCAGCAAGAACAAGAAGACAAAATTTATAGGATATACGTTACCGATTCCTTGAAAGCAATAGTTGAAAATACGGCAAAATTCGCTGGCGGGTCAATGATAAAAGTTAGGTACTACGACATAATTAGCAAACAACAAGTCAAAAAAGAAACAAGAAGCGGTGACGAAATTGTTACTGATATTGTTGCTCGTGCCGGATTGGAGATACGCTAATGAATGTATTTGAACTATTAGCAAAAATTACGTTAGATACTAAAGATTACGATAAAGGTCTTTCTGACGCAAGCAAAAAAACTCAAAGTTTTGGTTCTAAACTCGCATCTGGATTAGGTTCTGTCGGTAAAGCTGTCGGAACTGCAACAGTCACGATGGTTGCTGCTGCGGCAACCGGTGTTACTGCTCTTACAAAATCCGCTGTTGAAGGATATGCAGAATACGAACAACTTGCGGGTGGTGTCGAAACATTATTTAAAGATAGCGCAGATATTGTTTTCAATTATGCTGATAATGCTTATAAAACAGCAGGAATGTCAGCAAATGATTACATGGATCAAACAATTAAGTTTTCAGCATCATTAATTCAAGGTTTGGGTGGTGATACTGAAAAAGCTGCCGAAATAGCCAATATTGCCATTACCGATATGTCAGATAATGTCAATAAAATGGGTACTACTATGGAAGCAGTCCAAAATACATATACCGGACTTGCAAAACAGAATTTTACTATGCTTGATAATCTTAGTATTGGTTATCAAGGGACGGCAGCAGAAATGGCCCGTTTGATTAATGATTCAGGAGTCATGGGCGATACATTTGTTGCTACTGCTGAAAATATCAAAAATATTTCTTTTAATAAATACATTGAAGCAATTCATGTTATCCAGACAGAAATGGGAATTTCCGGTCTGACAGCAGAACAAGCGGCTGAAGCTGTTGCAAATGGAACGATGACTCAAGAAGAAGCTTATGCGAAAATGGGTACTACTGCTAAAGAAGCAGAAACTACAGTTTCAGGAAGCGTTGGTAATGTAAAAGCCGCTTGGGAAAATCTTATTAATGGATTAGCTAACAAAAATGCTGACCTCGATAAATTAATTGATAATGTCGTTACTTCAGGAGAAACTGCACTTAATAATCTTCTTCCGGTTGCCGAAAAAGCGGTAGAAGGAATTGCCGAAGCAGTTGAAAAAATCGCTCCAATTATTGCTGAAAAACTCCCTGCGTTAGTAGAAAGAATACTCCCGTCAATTCTCAATGCTGCAACATCCCTTGTTAATGCATTAGTTACTGCTTTACCGGGAATATTACAAGTTCTTATTGATACTGCACCAAAGATAATAGATACACTCATACAAACGATTTTATCTTTGTTACCTCAAATTATAGAATTAGGATTGCAGTTAATCCTTGCACTTGCGAATGGATTAGCTACTGCATTACCACAACTTATTCCAACAATTATAGATGTTATTTTAGCTATTGTTGACACTCTAACAAATCCGGCTAATTTAGAAAACATAATTAATGCAGCACTTGCTATTATCGTAGCTCTTGCGGAAGGCGTAGTAAAAGCTGTTCCTAAACTTATAGAAAAAGTACCGCAGATTATAAAAAACCTTGTACAAGCATTAATTGCAGAAATACCTCAATTAATAGCTGCCGCTTTACAACTTATGATAGCTTTGGCAACAGGGATGATTGAAGCTATTCCAGAAGTTATCGTTGCAATTCCTCAAATAATCGCAGCTATAATCGGTGGAATAATTGGTGGAATAAAAGATATTATTGATGCAGGTAAACAAATTGTACAAGGTTTATTTGATGGCATATCCTCTGCTTGGAATTGGTTGAAAGAAAGTGTTTCTAATCTTTTTCATAATTTCATCGATAATATAAAAAACCTTTTAGGTATTCATTCGCCTTCTACTGTTTTTGCAGAGATGGGCGACAATATTGCACATGGTTTAAATGACGGATTAGTAAATTCAGAATGGTTATCTACAGCAATTAACAAATTAATAGAATGGCTTACTAATATTTGGACAAGCATTACTGAGTGGTGGACGACTGCAATGACAAATATTAATGAGTGGCTCACGAATCTTTGGACATCACTTTCCGAGTGGTTCACAACCACCATGACGAACGTTATCGAGTGGCTAACGAATATTTGGACATCTGTTACAGAATGGTGGACAACCGCGATTACTAATGTCTCTGAATGGCTCACTAACTTATGGACTTCAGTCACAGAATGGTGGACAACAGCGATTACTAATATCTCCGAGTGGCTTACAAACCTATGGACATCCGTTACAGAGTGGTGGACGACGGCGATTACTAACGTCTCCGAATGGCTTACAACCATTTGGACGAACGTTACCGAATGGTTTACTACCGCAATAGCGAATGTCTCCGAATGGCTCACAACAACGTGGACGAACGTGACAGAGTGGTTTACCACTGCAATAGCGAATGTCTCTGAATGGCTCACAAACATTTGGACGAATGTTACTGAATGGTTCACTACAGCTATATCTAACGTTTCTGAGTGGTTATCTAATATTTGGAATAATGTCACAGAATGGTTCACAACAGCGATCTCTAACATTAGTGAATGGGGTTCTAATCTTTGGAACAATGTTACTGATTGGTTCACAAATGCCATTTCAAATATAAGTGATTGGCTCAATAATATTTGGGATAACATCACGGAATGGTTTACAACAGGTATTGAAAAAATAATAGAGTGGTTCCAAGAGATTTGGAACAATATCACCGAAGCATTGACAAATATCAGAGACACAGTGTTTGATAAAGTCTCTGAAACTTGGGATAATGCAAAAAATACTCTTCATGAAGTAGTGGATACTGTACGGGATATATTTGGAAGAATTTGGGATGCTGTACGGGAAAAAATGGAAGCAGTGAAAGATACTGTCCGTAGTGCAGTTGAATCTGTCAAAGAAAAAATCAGAAGCATTATCGATGCAATTGGTGACGCGTGGGATAGAGTGAAGGAGTTTGCATCAAATGCTTGGAATAATGTAACCGGAGCGTTTAGCGGGTACAACGCTGAAGGTGGTCCGATTTCAGCCGGAAAAGCATATATGGTTGGTGAACACGGCCCGGAATTGATTGTTCCTTCATCTGACGGTTACGTTCTTGACGCAAAGAAAACAGCAGGATTGCTCAATGGCGGTTCAGGACAAACCATCGTCATCAATATCAACGGTGATGTATATGACGACCAGAGTTCAATGAAACGGAAATTGCGTGGCGCAGTGATTGATGTAATTCGGGAGCAGGTGGCGTATGGATAATCGTGTATTTCCATCTCTGACATTTGTCAATGCAAAAGGTGTTCAAACGGTTCTTGCCGAAAAGAATCTGAAAACATTTTTTGAAATCAGAGGACGTTCGGGATTTACAGCTCCTGATATTGAATTAATTACGCAAAAGTATTTCGATGGCACAACAAAGGTCTTGAAACGTCAAGTACAGCCGCGGACTGTTGCAATCAATATGATTGCCGTTGGTAAGTCGGAAGCGCATCGAGACGATTTGTTTTTCAAGATGATTTCTCAGCTGATGGATGTTTCCGGCGGTGAAATAGGAAAATTGTATGTCACCCGTTCCGATGGATTAGTTGTTTACATGAATTGCGCTTATTCTTCCGGGTTGAATGTCACGGAAGATTACCGGAGATTTCAGCAATTCACACTGGAATTTTACGCCGCCGATCCGTATTTTTACTGGGATTTAGATGATGCTGAAATTTTGCTTGGTGCTGATTCGAAAATAACTTTGCGAGATAAGCTGATGCTTGGTCAAGGTCATACCCTTGGTGAAATCATTGGTGATGGTCATGGGTTCATTGAGAATAATGGAACGGAAACAATCCTTCCAGTTATCAAAGCAACTCGTATTAACGGATCTTTTACCATTGAGAATATCACTACAGGGCAAATATTGACTTTGAACAATATTGTTACTGAAGAAAATGAAACCTTGGTAATTGATACCCGTGGCGCAACAAAATCTATCAAGATTATTGATGTGAATGGTTCTGAACGCGCGGCTGGGCAATATCTTGACTGGAGTAATATCAACATGGAATTTGAAATTGCTCCCGGAAAGAATGAAATTGTATTTTCATCCAGTGTTGGCAGTTACACCGAAGGTATTACTTTGGAAATGTCCCAGCGGTATCTGAGTGCATAGGATAATCTCATGAAAGCGAATTACGGTGTGTTCATACGAGAAAAAGACGGAACATTGTCAGATAGAATCAATGATTTTGTCTCTTTGAATATTCTCGACACAATCAACAGCTTGGGTAGTTGGAGTATGTCAAGTCTTACAAAAGAGAAATGTCCATTCTATCCCGGTATGGGTGCTGTAATTGTAAGAAACAACGCATATTGCTTTTCAGGAATTGTTGAGCAAATACAGGATACCAAAGACGCTACGACAGGATTACATGACTGGCAGGTGCAGGGTGTCAGTGACCTTGGATATTTAAACCGGAGACTTTGTTATGTAGACCCTGCAACAGGGAGAACAGATGAATACCATCATTACATTGATAATGGAAAACTCTCCGAAGTTGTAGAAAGACTGATCGCAAGAAATCTCGGACAGGATGCCCTTCCTGACAGAAAAGAGCCAATCATCGAAGCGAATGAAAAAGCTGTAGGTGCCTATGCTTACGGTCCTGATGTTTCCGCTTTTTTGCGATTTCAGAGCTTACTCAAAGCTGTACAGTCATTTTGTGAAGCGAATCTGTATTGTATCAGACCAGTTTGGGATAACGTCAACATGAAAATCTACTATGAGGTTTTTCAGGGACGTGACCTTTCAAATGGTATTGTTTTTACGGAACAACTGAACAACGTGAATGCAACAGAACGTATTGGTGTTACGCCGGAAGGAAATTATATCCTTGCTGGCGGTACAGGCGAAAAGACTGACCGAATTTTCGCAGCAGCTCAGAATGATGAAAGTATTGCTGAGTGGGGACGAATTGAGTTGTATCAAGATATTCGGAATGAACACAGCGTAGAAGATTACGTTGCGGAAGTCATTTTGAAAAAATCAGGTGGGACATCCGGTTATAGCGTTACTGCATCCGATGCAGACAATGCTCCGCAATATGGGATTGATTACAAACTCGGCGATTACGTAAGTATGAAGATTGATGACACTTATATTGCTGCACAGGTACAGCAGTGTCAAATTGATGTTTCAAACGGAATTGAAACACTTAGTCCGAAATTCGGAACGATTGCAATTGGTCGGTTCAAAAGCATTTATACACAGCTTGACAGTTTACGTCAGGATGTGAATCAATTACTCGGTACAGAAGTGGAATAGGAGTGTAAGAAATGGCTGTTACGACAACGGTTCACGATAATTTTTCAAAGACTGCGTTTTTTGATAGCCGTGAATGGCTGAATCAGGAAAACTGGCAGATGTATTTCGGCGGAGCATTGCCGTCAGGTGTACTTGTAAAAGGAAAACTGGAAACTTCCGGTATTAATTATATCTCAGCACTTGCAAGACATGAGATTAGCTCATCATACATCCAATTTCACCCCGGTTCCATTATGGCGAATGGCATTTATGCGTATTACGCATCAGGTACTTCCATTCCTGTAATCAAATCCGCTGAAATTGACAGGCTTTTTGTGGCTCGTGTGTATGTGACTGCCGGTTATGTAAGAATTGTTGGAATGACAAAGGTTGCAGCTGAATACGGTTACACTCCTACTGTATTTGCGAAGATGTTGCTACAGGATGAATCTCTTGCAATGACAAGAAATTCAACGTATTACGATATTCCTCTGCTCTATGAAGTCTTCGGCGGTGACAAATATGACCTGCGGAGATTGATTTATCTTCCCGGTCAGGCTCCTGATGTCGATATTGACTACTCAGACCAAAACGTATCAAACATAGATACAGTTCCCGGAATCCTGTACGGAAAGTATTTCGTACAGACATATGGTGGTATGAACTACAACGTAAATTTTCTTGCGAATGACACATCACCATATTTCTATGTTTATCCTAATCCGTCATGTTCTGAGAAACCAACAATTGTGAAGTTGGTAAATAACAGTTCAACAGTCAAACAAATCAGGATTCCTCTAACTTTCAAATCTTTGACGCTTTCTTATTCATGGCTTGAAAATTGGGACACAGACCCTAACACACGGCATCTGTACAAAGATATGGTTGCCGGAGATAGAATGACATTGGTGTTCACTCCGAATGGACATGAGACAACCTTCAATTACACGGTAACGAATAAGAGTTCTGCTTCAGGTGGCGGTATTGACCCTGATGATTATTTCACAAAGCAGGAAATTGCCGCGCAGATGTTACTGAAAGCGAACGTGAGCGATATGGACGATGCTCTTGCACTGAAGGAAGATAAATCTGCACTCGGTGATTTAGCGTATCAGAATGAAGCTGATTACGCTACACAGGTGTCTAATAAACCAACACTTGGCGCATTGGCGGCGAAAGACCAAGCCGCCCTTACAACTGACGTCTTAGGTGTGTTACCTGTAGAAAATGGCGGAACTGGTGCATCTGATTTAGCTGGAATAGCTAATAATATTTTTGATGATGTAATTCTTTATGTAGATGATGATAATGGTTCAGATACAAATGGTAATGGAACGCAATCTAATCCATATAAAACAATACAATTTGCTATTGATAAAGTCGGTGTATATAAAAATGGATACATAAACATTAAATACGGCAGTTATTTAATTTCAAAACAAATAGAAATTCCTAAAAATAAAAAAATTATTCTTGGAGTTTATTCAGGCGATACGGTTACAATACAATCGAGCGAATCATCGAAAGCAACAATATTTTATGTAAATGGTGGAACGCTAATTATTAAACAAGGAACTTTTAGTTTACAAAATGGTGGAATATTCATCAATAATCATGGAAATCTAACTATTAAAAATAGCACTTCAGATACTATAAAACTTATTACTACCCATATTAGTATAAAGAATTTTAGTACATTTTACTTTGAAAGTTCTGCCAACATTGGTAATAAAGCCTCTGTTCAATTTTTTACTATTCCGAACATAAGTACTTCATCATATCTCTATATTGATAATGGGTCTGAAGCAATTATATTAGGTGCATTAACAGGTACAACAATATCAACACTGGTCCAGTTGAGAAATTGTTCTGTTTATAGATTTTCGAAAGATTCATATGATAATTTTAATCAAAGTCAATATATTGATAAAGATAAATCAAGTGTCTATTACTTAGGATATTAAAGGATATGACTTATGAACATAATCATCAAACAAGCAGAAACATTTCGTAGAGCACTCGTAATTCGAGATATAAAAGCGAATACGGTCATGGACTTGACCGATTGCACCGCTCACGCACAAATGCGAACTCAGCCGGGAGGTGAGTTACTTGCTGAAGCATCCTGTTCCGTAGACGCACTGAACGGCACTATAACAGCCTTATGGACAGCAGAACAAACAGCCGCATTTCCCGTTGGGGATTGCGGTTATGACATCTGGTTGAAGAATGGCGATGAGCAGAAGCCTATTTTTACAGAAAAAGTGACTGTTGTAAAGAGCTACACAGATATGACGGAGGGATAATGGCAATCAATTGGGATGATATGCAAATATCGGTCATTGACCCTAATTCCTTTGTAATCACTTCCGATGAGGATGATTACATGCTAAATGCCGAACATAGAATGCAAATATCGGTCATTGACCCTGATTCCTTTGTAATCACTTCCGACGAGGATGTTTACACGCTCAATGCCGAACAGAGAATGATTTTCTTTATTGGCAAGCAAGGTGAACAAGGCAGACCGGGTGAGAAAGGTGAAGCGGCGACAGTTGAGATTGTTTCCGTACAAACATTGCCGCCTGATTCGCGTAATTATGTTGAAAATGTAGGCGATTCTCATAACGCCAAACTCGTCTTTGGTCTTGCCCAAGGAGCACAAGGCGAAAAAGGTAGAGATGGTGATTTATCAGCGGAATATGATGCTGATGAAGAAGGAATTATATTACGCAGAACAGACATAGCATAGAAGGTGAAATATGATGCCGGTAGAACACAATTTATACTGTTATCGAGGACAAAGCTGGAAAAAGACTTTGTATTTTGAGATTGGCGACCAAATTCTTGACTTGTCAGGAATGACGGCAAAAGCTCAGATTCGCCCTACAGAGAACAATGCTATTCTCACGGCTGAAATCAACTGCACTGTATTTGCAACCGAAGGAAAGATGATACTTGAATTGTCCTCAGACGAAACGGCAAAAATTACACCGGGTACATACAATTATGACGTGCAGATGACTGATAGTTTTGGTAATGTTACGTATTACATCTATGGTGATTTCGTCATGAAAGGACGTGTAACAAGATGAACGATGACGATGTTATACATGTTCGGTTTAGTGATGACACTCCAATAAAAGTAACCGTACAAGATGACCAACCAATCAAAATTATTATCACGGACGGTAAAGATGGTGCATCTCTGCATCCATGCGGGACATGGGACGCTGAAAAGACTTATAGTTATCTTGACTTGGTGAGTTATAACAGAAATGCTTATTTAGCAACTAAGTTTGTACCTGCTGGGACATTGCCAACAGATACAGAGTATTGGCAGTTGTTAGTCGAAAGTTCATCAATTTGGGGGATGATAGAAGGCGAAATTGCAGACCAAACAGACCTTTCGGATATTCTTGCTGAGAAAGCTAACACGGAAGATGTATATACGAAAACAGAAAATACATTAGTTGAAGAAGCTCCTATGGATGGCGGGTTGTACCTGCGTCGAAACGGTGCTTGGGTAAAAATTGAGTTCAAAAGATTGAGAATATGAGGTAGAAAATGGCACAGGAAATCTATCAAGTTGAAATTGGTACTGATGTGTATGACATCAGAGACACCAGCAAAGCACCGCTGGATAGTCCGCAGTTTACAGGAACTCCGACAGCACCGACACCAGCTGCCGGAACCATTTCACAGCAAGTTGCTACGACTGAATACGTCATGAATGCTATGCAGGTGAATGACGCAATGGAGTTCAAGGGAACCATCGGTGTCACTGGCGCAACAGTTACAGCCCTTCCGAATACACACAAAAAAGGGTGGACGTATAAAGTTATAACAGCTGGTGTGTATGCAGGTTTTGTCTGTGAAATCGGCGACATGATTATCTGTATTGCTAACGGAACAACCGCAAGCAACGATGATTGGTCTGTAATTCAGTCTAACGTCGACGGAGCTGTGACCGGACCAACAAGCTCAGTAAATAATCGTGTTGCTGTGTTCAACGGCACAAGCGGTAAGGTCATCAAAGATAGCGGTTTTACAATTGGGAAATCAGTGCCTTCCGATGCGGAATTTACTGATACGAAATATTCAGCAAGTACAGCGTCAATTGGTAGTGCTTCCGCTGGAACAGCAATCAAAGCTGATGACATTACGGAATGGGATGCAGGTAGTACACCAACGCTTGGCGACCCGATTTCAGCGACAAAAATCAGTGGGTGGAATGCAGGTAGTGCGCCAACATTGGGCGACCCGCTGACAGCAACGAAAATCGGCTCATGGAATGCAGGTAGTACACCGACATTAGGCACAGCAATTCCGGCTGATGACATTACAGCGTGGAACGCAGGAACATTACCAAGTGCAACAGTTGAAAACGGTGTTCTGAAGCTGTCTTTTGGCACACTGCCGTCTCTGAGTTATACAGCTAAAAGCATTCCAAATGTTACCAGTGTCGGTGCAGTTCCTTCTTTGACAAAGAGTGACGTGACAATTCCAAATGTAACAAGCGTCGGAGCCGCTCCTACATTGACAAAGAGTGACGTTTCTGTTCCGAATGTTGAAAGTGTTGGTTCTGCTCCAACTCTGAAATATTCAGAAAAAACGATACCTAATATTAGTGTCACGAGCAAGACTGTGGTAACTGGTATATCAGAAGCGTAGGTGATATTATGCCTGAAATTACACAGGTAGAAATTAATGATACAACATATGATATACACGACAGTAAAGCAAGGTCTACCTATTACGTTAAGGGAACGCAGACGGCAGTCACCGGGGCATGGACGGGAGAGCTGCCGGAGGTGGACGCGCTCTATAACGGGCTGACGATCGATTACTGGCTGCCCTTTGCCGGTTCCGGGAATGCCACTCTGAACCTGACGCTGAAGGGTGGAACGAAGACCGGGGCAATCAATTGCTATTACGCCGAAACCAACAGACTGACAACACACATCGGCCCGAATAACATAATTCGGCTGGTCTACCAGACCGTCACCATCTCCGGGACGTCGTACACCGGTTGGTGGAGACCGAAGGATTATTATGCAAACGATACCGCTTATGCCATCCGGAACGGCAGTTCCGCTTATCAGGCGAACAGTGCGGTATATCGCTATCAGCTGCTCTTCCAGGTGGATGAGAACAAGCTCACGCCGCTGAACAATGTGAATAACAGCACCGCGACCAATAAGGCCATGCTCACGGGCGTTGACTTCCTGCCGTTCGGAAGAATCTATTATTACGGCAGCACGACGAATGTTGCCGCCAACGGCAATATGACGAGTGCACTGTATTCCCGTGTTCATCTTGACCTGCGATATTCGCTGAACTGCGGGCAGACGCTCACCGCTCACCGGGACTTGTATCTGAAATGTGTCAAACAGTCGAACGGGAAATTCCGCATTGCCGCTGATCCCTGCTGGACGCAGACGCTGCCTTCCACCAATGACGGGTATTACTATATCCGGCTGGGGCGGACGTACAGTACGTATCAGATGTATCTGGATGAGGAACATCCGATTTATTATCACGACGGGACGGGAATTGTACAGTACACGCAGTTGACAACTTCAACAACTTCAATCGGTTCCGCATCAGCCGGGACAGCGATTCCGGCGGATGACATTACCGCTTGGAGTGCCGGAAGTGTGCCGACTTTGACGTATGATGCGGATGAGGAGGGAATCATCTTCACCGCCGGGACAGCTCCGTCACTGAGCTACACAGCGAAGAGTATTCCGAATATCAGTGTTTCAAGTAAAACCGTCGTTACCGGAATTAATGTGGCGGCATAGAAAGGAGAAGATAAATGGCAGATGCAAAAAAAGTCAAAATTAATGGGATATGGTATTACGTCAAAGATGAAACTGCTCGAAATGGACTTGCCGCCAAGCAGGACACGCTGACGTTTGATACCGCACCGACGGCATCCAGTACGAACCCGGTGACTTCTGGCGGGGTGAAAACCGCTCTGGATGGAAAGCAGGACACGCTGACGTTTGATACCGCACCGACGG